GTGTAATACACCTTAGTAATAAATAATATACTTGGAGGAAATATGAAATATTTAAGTATAGCATTATATAATTATATTGGAATATATAATGGTATGGGTATTCATGAAATAAATATAGATTTTACAAAATGTAAAAGTAATAAAATTCTTATTTCCGGAATGAATGGGGCTGGAAAAAGTACATTAATGAAAGCTATTAATCTTTTTCCAGATTCTAATTCTGATTTCATTCCAGATAAAGAAGCGCGAAAAATTATAGATATTGAAGATGGTGGGATGATATATAGAATACAATACATTCATCCATATAAGAATTCAAGATCGACAACAAAGGCATATATTGCCAAATATATTGATGGTAACTTTATTGAAATGAATCCAAATGGTAATGTTACTTCATGCAAAGATATATTAATGGAGGAATTTAATATAGATGGCAATTTTCTAGCAATATCTTCTTTATCAACTGACGATAGGGGATTGGTTGATAAGAAACCATATGATAGGAAAAAATTGGTATCTGCAATATTACCAAATCTATCTACATATACTAATATATACAAAACCATATCCAAAAAGATGATAGGATTTAAAGCTATCATGCAAGATATGAAAAATAAAATAGATAATTTAGGTGATCCGGTAAAATTGCAAGCTGAGTTAAATAATACTTCCATTATAGAGAAAAGTATAGAATCTGAAAGGGTTTGTATTATATCTACTTTAGGTTCATTGCAATCTAAGGTTGGTGAATTGGTAGATATATTATCAAGAAATAATTATGATAATATTATTTCTGAATTAGACAATGTAAAAAATTCTGTTAAGGTTTTACAGTCGTCTATATATAAAAAGGCTAGTGATTATGGTATTACTGATATAAGTAAAGTGTCTGAATTTATTATATCGCTAAATGCCAGAATTATGGAAATGGATTTAAAACGACAAGAGTTAATAAGACAAAATGAAAGGCTTATATCAGATAGGGAATATGATTTTTCCAAATTGCAAGAAAAACAAATTAAATTGCAATCACTACAATCTGAATATAGTTATGAAGATATAATAAGTGAAAGAGAAAAGCTTATTGATACAATAGATAAATGTGAAAAAATATTTAATGATATGAAGCTAGCCAATATAGAACAAATTACCAAGTCTGAATTTGAATATGCTATGGATAGTCTCATTGAATTAAAAAATATGGCTATTAACATTGTTTCTGAATGTGGTATAAGTATCTTAAAAAGAATTGTAGATGGAGATGTACCATCACATAACATAGATGCTATACATTCACAAATTATCACATTAGAAGAAGAACAGCATAGATTATCTTCAGATATTAGTGTATATAAATCTATGAGAGCATCTATATCTGATTTGGATAAAAGACCTAAGGAATGTACTATATCATCTTGTCAGTTTATAAATTCATTCTTGGATATAGATAGAAAATATCCTAAAAACGTATTAGATAATATGGTAGAAAGATATAATGCTAATTCTATAGAATTAGCATCTTTAAAAGATATATTCGATGAATTAAAGCAATATAATATTGCAAAAGAATATTTATCAAATATTTCTAAAGAATTACATAATAGAATGAAGTTTATATATAAACTTCCTTTGAATAAAGATTTTGAAGCTACATTCATTACGAGAATGATTAATGGTGATAGTTTTGTAGATATAGATAATATCTATAGATGGGTTGATCAAGCCAATTTTATAGAGATATATAAAAAAGCTAAAGAGCAATATACTAAATATGACGCTCAATATCAAATATATAAATCTAAAGAAACTATAATAGAATCATTAATTATAGATGTAAGAAATCTTTCTGATAAATTAGATAAAATAGATTCTGAGCTGGAATCTACTTCTAATTCAATAAGAAAATTAAATTCAGATTTAGATTCTAGTCGTTCAATAAAAACAAAGGCTGAATCTTTATTAAATAATATTGATAATGATTTAAATCCATCATTAGATAGAATGAATGAATTACAAGAGAAAAAAGATTCATTTGAATCTATTGAGGTTAAATTAAATCAGCTTAATACAGATATTGCTGAAAATAAATCAAGATTAATGATATTGGATAATGATTTTAAAACCACTACAGAAAAGAAAGAGGCTTTAAAAAGGGCAATAGATTTAATAAAAGATTATAATAATCAATTACAATTTTATAATGAAAATTATAGTTTATTAGATAGAATTAAATATTATTCAGCACCTACAACGGGAATATCTACAGTATACATAGAAATATATATGAATAATATCCTAAATAATGCAAATGCTTTATTGGGTACTTTATTTGATGGTGAATTCATGTTGCAACCATTTGTAATAGATGAAAATGAGTTTAAAATTCCGTGTATTGGTTCCGGATTACCACATGATGATGTATCATCTATGAGTAGTGCTCAAAGAAGTATGATATCAACCATAATTCAAGCAAGTATGCTGATGGCATCTCAATCAAAATATAATATATTAAAATTAGATGAGATAGATGGAGCTCTTGATTCATCTAATAGGTCTGGATTTAGCAATATTATAGATAGATTTATGACTATGTTAAACTGTGAACAGATTTTCATTATATCTCATAATTCTGAATTAGATACATCATCTATGGATATAATATCTTTAAAGGGTGCAGATAATATATATGGTAATATCATTTGGAGATATTGATTTTTATATAAATATATTATAGAATTGTCATAAAATTACAAAAATAAAAAATAATAAAGAAAGGTGGTAATTGTATGGCATACTTAGGAGTTGAACTTCAGCAGCTCTATGAAGTAGATTCATATGGCGTTGCAGAAGGTTATGGTAAAACCGTATGCAACCCGGATACGATTCAAGTTTTTGCTTCTCTCGATGAGGCGAAGAATTGGATCAGAGAGCAAAGTTTGGAAGGTGAAAGGGCGGTATATGATACCGATACCTTTCCGCATCGTATAATGTAATAAAAAAGAGAGGGCTTAGCCCTCTCTATTATTTTTTAATAACCATTCATATCAGATGACCCACTGTTTACGACTACTAAAGGATATGTTACCCCTCTATTTGGATCTTTAGCATATCCTCCTCTAATATTTATATCAATTTCATATATATTAGATTCGTCAGGTTTTTCCACATTAGGCACAGGCTGTCTTGTGTTTTTATCTACAACATCGAACCATCTGTTTCCGGAAGATGCATCATAACATAATACAGTATCAATCTGACCTTTGGCTTCTAATATCATTCTATTCTGTGCAGGCGTCCCACCCGCTACATAGTCACCAGACATTTGATCAGAACCTATTGGCATTCTCATATCAGCAATTCCATTTGCTACAGTTAAATCTTGTAATGATGGTGCTAATGATGGTCCAACCCCCACAGGCGTATTAATGAATGCGTTATACATATTTGCAATTTGTTGATTTTCATCTTGGTCATTGAGTTGTGATTTCATAATTTGTTGACGTTTGATCTCATATTCAATGGCCTTATATCTAGTATTATTTTTTTCTTTTATGGCTGTAAGTTTAGCATTTATTAATGTAGCCATAGTATCAGTTATATTTGTAATCGCTGTGTATTTATTTTTTAATGTTTTAGAACCTCTTATAGTTTGAAGATCAGTACATAATGATGTATTTAATGTATCAACTTCAAATATAGCATTATCCAATTGTGCTGTCGTATCAGTAAATGCTGCTGTATATGGTGTAGATGTACTCATAAATGTAGCAGAAGTAATATCTTTTATTGGTGGAATAATAACTTCAGTACTATCATTTTCAGTAGAATCACTTTTCTTTTTTCTAGATGAACGTTTTTTAGGTGTAGATGAATCCATTAATGATAAGCTACTAGGTGTATTTTCTGTAGACTTTTTATAAAATTGAGAAAAATCAAAATCTGACATTATATATTACCCTCCATTATTTTTTAATTATATGTAAAAATGGGTAAAATATACTAGGGGCACCCGCACCCCTAGAAGTATTTAGCGGAGTACTTATTAATAATAATTATGCATATATTTTAAAGAAGAAACTAAATAATTACATAATATAATATAGTATTTCGGGTATAATACTATATTTTATTATATAAATGTCTAGAAAACAAAAATATAAATGGAGGTATATCATGAGAGATATAGATGAAAGATTATTTAGTCAAGAAATGGATAAAGGTCCATTATTTAAAATTAAAGGACATCATTATGGAGATAATTTATCTTGTTTAAATGTAATGTATCATAAAAGAACAAGAGATGCTGAAGGAAAATTAGGTCCTGATTCTATTGATATAGTTTATAAAGACTTAGATACTGGAGAGAAAGGCGTTCAGCATATAAATAATCCTAAGTATGTATATTACATGGCTAAGGAGAAATATGTTACAACTTATAATAGATTCTACGCTCCAGTGGATGAATTATATTCTGTTAAAGTAGAATATAAGAATTTAAGAAAAAATATCGCAGAGCGTTTAGGCGGTAAAGCTTTGTCTGACTATGAGTATTATATTGAGACGGGTCAATATAAGAAAACGGATTTTGTATTTAAAGATCCGAGAGTATTTATGGCTGATATGAATATTGAAGATCATTATCGGTTTCATTTTAATTTGTTATATGAGAATAACACATTTGTACCAACTAAAATGTATATAGATATTGAGGTTGATACAATTGACATGGTGGATGAGGATTTCCCATCATTAGGTCGTTATCCAGTAAATGCGTGCTCTCTATTAGATGAAAGTAGTAAAACTATTTTTACACTATTATTAGAGAATTATAATAATAAATTAATAGATGACTTTAAGTCTGAAGAACATGTAATAGACTCCATAAAAACTATGATGAAGGAAAAAATGGGGGATAAATATTATGAAAGTGGTATGGATAAATTTAAGATCCAAATCGCATTTTATGATGAGGAAATTAAATTAATAAATACCATATTTAATATTATTAATACTCTCAAACCAGACTTTATATTAGCATGGAATATGGCATTCGATATTCCATACTTAATAAATAGAATAGCATCTTTAGGTTATAATCCAACATATATGGTTTGCCATAATGATTTTAAAGTTAAAGAGTGCTATTATTATTTAGATCAGAGAGCTAAAAAGTTTGAAGAGAAAGGCGATTTTGCCCAGATTTCATCATATAGTGTTTACATAGATCAGCTTATAACGTTTGCTTCCAAACGAAAAGGTCAAAGACAAATTCCAAGTTATAAATTGGATTTTGTATCTACATATATAGCCGGTATAGGTAAATATGATTATAGTCATATTACAACAAGGATTCAAGAATTACCTTATAAAGATTATAAGGTATTTGTAACTTATAATATTCTCGATGTTGTTTGTCAGTATTTAATAGAACAAAAAACATCAGATGTTGATTTTATTTTAGCAGTGGCCATTGATAATAATACAAGATATTCAAAAGTTCACAGACAAACTACATATCTCGTAAATGATGGTATTAAGACATTCTATGAGAATGGATTAATAATGGGATGCAACATAAACAAAAACAATACCAAGACAGAGTTTGCGGGAGCATTTGTTGCAGATCCAACAAATGTTAGTGACAAACCAAAAATGACAATTTATGGTAATTCTGTAAATATATGTGATAATTGTGTAGACTTCGATTATACTGCACTGTATCCATCAATAATAAGAGAAAATAATATTGCACCATTTACTCAATATGGTAAGGTAATAATCGAGGAGAAAATAAATTCGGATGAGAACAAGTTCAACAATCCATATTTTGACAGAAGTGTTATATTTATCGAAGACTATATATCTCAAGACAGATTAAATTTCTGTCATAGATATCTTGGATATGCAACATATACAGAAATGATTTCCGATATATTAGAATACTTTACTACAGTGCAATTACCAAATAATTCAATAGATGGATATGGTCATTTCCAGATTCCAGATGAGAAAGTTATGGCAATGTATCTTCCTATTGAAGAAGATAAAAAGAATGTAATGTGTTCTATAATAAAGGAGAAACCCAACAATGATAATACTAACATCGGTTGATTTGATAAATATAAGAGATATAGCCAAACAATTAAAAAGTGCAAATTTTGTAATTTATTATGATAAAATAATATCATTAACCAATTTTCCAATTGTATATGGATATATACAATTTGATCCAATGATATTGTCTAATATAATAAACAAACCATTAGTATTCTCATATTCTGAATTGAATAAATTCTGTAAATCCATTCCAATGGAATCGTATATAGAATATAATGAATCATATAGAATTAAATATATTAAAAATGGAGATAATTTATTAACAATATCTCCAATGAATGAGTATAAGTTAGTTAACATTCAAAATCATATAGATTACATTCAAAAAAATTATACACCAATATATAATAATATAGATATTACACAAGAAATACAACCATTAAAAGATATGACAATCAATGATGGTTGTATAATGATTCCAATATGTGGAATTATTATATCTTTATCACCTACTTTATTTAAATTAAATAAAGCTGATAAAGTATATGTATCTATATTTGATTACTCTATAGATTCATATGTATGTAAATATATGATTAATAATAAGAATAATCAAATAGTATATTATGTGAATTATTTAAAATTATAAGAGGTGTATATGGATTACATTTTGGAAGAAAGCTTTGATGGTTACATTAAAGAGAAATATAGTACTAAATATACAGGACAGTTTATACAGCATTTATATTATTATTTGGATGAATTAAAACGAATAGATCCATATGCTATTGTTTATATATATTATGATAATATGAGTAGTAGAGTGTTAATTCATTCATATAGAGGAAATAATGAATTTGTTCATGTTAGAATAAAAGAAATGAAGAAATTTGAAAAATATACAATAATAGATAATAATGAAGCCATTAATATGGCTTCATTATTTGGTTCATTATTATATATTTCCGATAACTTGCGCATGGATATGAAAAATAAACGTGCGACACTAAGAAAAGATAAAGATGTATTAGTTATAACTATAGAACAAATAGGAGGTGTAAAATGAAAATTTCGTTATATGAAGTAGATTTAGATCGTGAAAATATGAAACCTATTATTGTAAGAGAACCGGCTCCGGTTGAAGCAGTATTATTCAATTATATGAGCCAATTGGAAGAAGTTGATGAAGATGCATACGTCGTTGTAAATAAATATAAAGATGATGTTGATTGTTTTCAGTTTACTTCATATAGAACTAATCGGCTTACAATTGAAATTAATGAATATGAAAAAATTCCAGACCGATTTGTAAGATACATAGCAACATATAATAATTATTCTGAATTTTATGAATCATTCTTTGATGTAAATATGTCTTATAATAAAATATTTAAGCTTGTTAAAATATGTAATGAACTTTATATTGAATCATATGAAGAATAAAGTTGTAATTATGAGTGAGGGATATCCCTCACTCATATTATTTTTTCTTCCTAAAACATGAGAATAATACATTGAAAGGATGGTTTAATTATATGCCTTCGGATGAAAACAAACAGAGAAGACTTCCAATATCTTTTAAAAATATAGCATCTTCTCTTAATTCAACAAGAAATGATATTTATAAATCAACATACTATACAACAACACAAAATAGAGATGATTTAGAACAAATTATAAGATCTGTTAATGGTACAATTAAACAGATTATGGATGTTAATATCGATAATGTTGGTGAGCCTAATATTGCTAGATTATTAGAAAGAATATCTACTAAAAATGGTGGTACTGTAAATGATACTACTGAGGCATTTCAAAAAATATTTGGAGATGAAGATGCTTTAAATAATATTGCCTCTGGATATATGGAGAATAGATGGGTTCAGGCATTTGATTCCGAGATAGAAGAAGTTCTTAGATATATGCCTAAACTTAAAGAAGCAGTAGATGTAATGAGAGATAATGTATTATCATCTGACTCATTTTCTAAAGAGTTTCTTTCAATTAGACCAAATATTCCTATGGATGATAGAACTGAATCTCAATTCATAAATAATGTAGATGCAATAAAAGAAAAATATGATTTATCTAAATTGACTACTGAAATTTATGAAACTACAGCAACCTTTGGAGAACAATTTATATATTGCGTTCCATATGATAAAGCAATACAAAGATTATTAGATAATAAATCTAATGTATCTTATAATGCAACCGTAAACACTTTATTTAAAGAAAATGGCGATATTATAATAGAAGGCGGTTCATTACAAAGTAATGGTAAGCCTAAGAAAAGATTTGTTCAGCATTTTGATTCAAGAGATTATTCTGATTTTAAATTTAATTTTACATTTGAAGTTGATAATTCCAGAATAATATCATCAATAGTAGAACAAGCTAAATATGAAAAAGAAGTTTCTAGACAATTGTTTATGGAGAGTTGTTCTGGAGAATATATGATGGAGCATAATTTGATAGATGCTTCTTCTCAAACTATTACAGAGTCTCCAGATTCAACTCTTAGATTTAATAATTCTATGGATGCTGATATAGAATTAAAAAATAAACTCCCTGTGCATCATAATTTTGATCATACTGTATATGATGATATGCCTATTCCTGAAGAGGATTGTACTCCAACTGTAGATGGATTAAAAACTTCAAGTAAATCTTCATCAAAAATTTCAGAAATAAATGGATGTATTATTCGTAAACTAAAAAGATCAATGGTAGTACCAATATTAATAGATAGTGAATCTAAAGTATGTTTAGGTTACAGATATTATGAAATAAAATATGATGATGATTCTTTATTTGATGAAGCATCCACCACGGCAAATGGTGCAATGATTAATACTATTACTGGTCTAAGGAGTAATGGTAAGGCTGAAACATATGACGCAATGCAAAGAAGAGAAGAAATGCTTAGAGTTATTTCTGGACAGATTGCTGATAGAATAGATGCAGATTTTATTAATAAAAACCAAGATTTAAAGAAAGAAATATACCATATATTAAAATATAATGATGATCACAATTCACCATCATCTATATCAAATATCAAATTAACATATATTCCACCTGAAGATATTCATCATATTACATTTGATATTGATGAAAGGACTGGAAGAGGTGTTAGTGATTTAGCATTGTCTCTTATTCCGGCAAAATTATTTGTAGCAATTTATATTACTAATTGCTTAGGAATAATGACAAGAGGTAATGATAAAAGAGTATATTACGTAAGGCAGACTGTAGAGCAAAATATAGCCAAAACACTATTAAAAACAATTAATGAAATTAAAAAGGGTAATTTTGGTATAAGACAGATTGAGAATATTAATTCTGTTTTAAATATTACTGGAAAATTTAATGACTATATTATTCCAAGAGGAGCTGATGGTCAATCTCCTGTAGAATTTGAAGTAATGCAAGGTCAACAGATAGAAATTAAGACAGACTTGCTTAATATGTTGGAAGAGGCTGCAATAAATGTTACAGGAGTTCCGATTGAATTAATACAGAATAGACAATCTCCAGATTATGCAATGCAATTAACAATGTCATCATCTAAGTTTTTAAGATTTGTATATAATAGACAAACTATATTCCAAAAACAAATGAGTAAATTATATACAAAAATATATGATTTAGAATATAATTCGACAGACAAATTAAGTTTAATATTACCACCACCATTGTTTATAAATATGACCAATACAAACCAGCTTATTCAGAATGCTACAGAATATGCTGAAAATGTTATAGAATCATTTATTCCAAACGAAGATGATGATGTTAAAACTGAAGCTAAATCTCAACTTAAACGTCATAATCTAAGTCAATATGTAGATGCTAATTTAATAGATATGATTGTGGATAAAGCCAAACATACAATAACTTTACGAAAGGTAACGTTAGGCGATAACGATAATGAAGAATAATAATAACCTAGAGGGGAATTCCCCTCTAGGTTTATATAATAAAATATAATAAGGAATGTAATAATTATCAACCACCATTTCCGGAACTTCCACCGCTACTCTGCTGAGCAGTAGTTCCAGATCCAAGAGTAAAGGACGATGTGCTATATCCAGCGAGATTCTCTTGCATAGTCTCAACAGCTTGACTATTCGGGAAGTTATTAAGGTTTGCACCATATCCAGCAAGAGTCTGAGTCATAGCATCAAGACCAGTGTACTCATAGTTATTGGAATTAACAACAATCTGTCTTGCTCCAGCGTCTGCAGACATAAGATAATTGAGAATATCCTGAGCACACATGTCTACATATTTATTACCCATTATTGGATATCCGCTAAATTTAACCTGAGTTTCATGCTTGTTTATATCACCCTTAGTGTAATTAAACATGGCTGTATCTGCAGAGTTAAGCTGAGCTCCAATAATAAGAACTGCACGTTCTACGAATCTCATAGTATTATCTGTTGCTATAAATAAGAATGTGAAAACTTCATTCTCAAATCCAACAATATCAAATTTACCACTATGAATTAATCCATTATACGTCTTAACTTGAGTACGAGGATCTTTAATACCGCTCAGATATAATTCATGGAATTTCATGAGCGGTGTACCCATCTTTTCATCATATGTTAATGAGAATTCACTTGCAGCCTGTTTATTAACCCTACTAATAATATTAATATTATTAAGATCATCTCCAAGTTGATATGTATCAGCAGTCATATCTTCAAGACCATCAAAGGACTTAAATTCATATTCAATAATATGCTGCCAGTTGGCAATTAATTTATTATACTGAGGATTATTTTTTGCTAATTCTACCATAAAACGCGGTAACGAGCATATGATAAAACAAGCATATCCTGTCTCATACGGATTAAACTGAACAAGGCTACCAAAGTCAGGCACTCCTCGCATTAATCTATATGATGTTACATCTTTAAAATCATGAGTAAACTGATAAAAATCTTCAATCTGTTTATTTTTATCATTTTCTTCAGTGGTGTAAGTCTGAGTGGTGGTACGTGCTCCTATACCCTGAAGCGTTGTATCACTAGAAGATCCATATGAAAGCATACCATTTGTACTAGTTGTACCACCATTTGCAGACATTGTGTTATAAACTGCCATTACTATTTACCTCCTTTCTTAATTAATAGCCTGTACCGAGGGCTGTGGTGGAATCGATAACAGTTATATCAAACAGCTCTTCTTGAATGAAGTTGAAGAACCTTACTTTTATTCCGGCATAGAAGATGTTATTATCTTCATATGTAGGATCTGCATAATACGTGAACGAAATATAAGAGAAATTTGATTTATATTGATTAATTATAGATTCAACATCAGTCTTATATCTCTCGAAGTCGACTCCAGCCATAAAGATATAACGAGAAAGTGGGCATTTAGATCTTATATATTTAATAATGCTCTGAATCTGCATTACATTATGTATATAAGATAACTGTGTATAATCTTCTACATTGTTATACATAGTATCCATTACATAACGACCATCATAGTTAGTTAAGAAGTTAATATTATTATTAACAAGCTCTTGCTTCTCATCTAACTGAGGAACAATCATAGGAATGAAGTTTACAGACTTATTTATAATTTCTGGGAAAGTCATATTATTTACAATACCAGCAAGAGGCTTACCAAGTCCAGAAGAAATATAAGAAATTATTCGTGGAGCTAATAAGTATGGCATTGTAACTGTAATTAATTTACCCTCATAATCATTATTAACCTTGAAATGGTTATGATATAATCCAACATATCTAGATTTAGTGATCTGAGAAGCTGTATTAATAATTTCAGTTAATGTTTTTGTCTGAGTGCCAAGATCAGCAAAATACATAATGTCTTCACGGAAATCACATAATTCAATAATAGCATTCTTTACTGCGATGGGCCAATTGCAATCAAAAATGCAATCAATCTTATAATGGTCTAAATCATATATTTCTGAAGAATACTGAGAACTATCTTGATTTTTACCAAATGCGCCAAGAAGATGATTTGTATATTCTTCAGTTTTTTCAATTGGATAATCTCCAAATGTACCATTACTACCACCAGCAAGAGGAATTTCTGAATATGCAGAAAGATCATATACAGTTGTTAATGCAGATGGTTTATTGGTTGTCCAAAGATCACTGCTTTCTGTAGATTCTGCAGCACATACTACGCCAGTAAGCTTAGAACCATTCTTATTACATCCATTAATAAAATCAAGGTTTACGAGTTCTTGTACTGTAATAGCATTATTATTAATCTTAACAGTTTGAGCAAGAACTGTAAGAAGTCTAAGAACACCGTCCTCATATACTTCAACATTAACCTGAGAGGAATTATTTGTAACTTTCTCATTAATAGCCTGAGAAATATTATTTGCATCAACAACATCAAGATTCATTGCAAACTTGATTTTGTCAATCTGATGCTCATTTTCAAAAGTATAGAAATAATAATTTACAAATGCACTGTTCTTATTTAGAGAATAGATTGGCTCAATACCAAATTTGAGATTAGATGCTCCTCTACCCTTTGCTGCAATTGTGAACAGAGGTATATCTTCTGTAGCAGCAATTGCTGCAGAGGCATCGAATCCCTCACTTATTGTTTCAACAATGGATTCAATATTACCAGCATTATTTGTTGTTACACCATAATAATATACATAACTGATATTATTAGATTTAACAACCTTAGCATAGATTGTTACATTTGCCAATGTTGCATTATCGGAAACCATTCTCTTTCCTAAAACATATGCTCCATTGCGAAGTAAATTGGCAAGCATAAGCTGTGGAATACCATGCCTCTTAAAACTTATACCACCCTTAGCATCTGTAAATCCTTCGAAATTGTATAATACTTCCCAATCTTCACCACCTTTGTCGGAAGTGTATGGTAACATCACAAGAGCTACAGGATTCGATACAACATTTGTAGGGATTTCTTTAATCTGCGACTCATCTATAATTCTAAATCGAGTACGCGGGTATCCTTTAGTCATATAGGATTTACCTCCTTATTATATTTTAAATTCTACTTATATTAAAAAGCATCTAGCTTTATTCTTATGTTAACTCATCATGATATCTTCAAGTGGCGATTTTGTTGTACCTTTAGTGGTCATGGCTGCAGCAATAGCTTCATCGGCATTTTCAGATGTTATTGCTGTATATGGTGATGTATATTTAGGAACAGTTTTTATATTAATTTGCCTATAGTCAGTCATATCCGTCATATCTGTTGTTCTAAATGGTTTAGATAATTCCTTTGGATCTCTATATAATTCTGATATAATGATACCTAAATTCTGTGGACTAACACCATAGTTAAATCCGCATAATTCAGTATTTTTAATTAAATAATCTTGTATTTCATCATATGGAATATTATCAGGCCAATGGGCTGTAATGAGAAGATTTAATACTTTTTCGACATCATCCATACCTTGAGTAACAAATACTGATGATAATAGTTCATCGTTTTTATGAAATCTTAATATTCTATATGCACTAGCTTCTCTAGTACCATTTAAATGAAAATTAGTATCTTTTGTTATTTCATATGGTTTACATGTAATCATCTTAGGACATTTAAATCTCTTTAATAATAATTCTTTACCGTTTTTATCAAATAAAGCATATGTAAATATACCTATTACATCTATATATTCACCTTTAGGCACTGCAGCCTTTAAATTAAAATATTCTTCTGGTATATAATACAATAATTCCCCATCTCCAGTAAAGATAATTGCATTATCTTTTCTAGTATAAAATGGTGCCATGTTTTACCTCCAAAAATAAAAATATTTATTATAAAGTTTAATAAAAAACTATTTCCATTAGGGACAATGCCCTAATGGAAATAGTTTAGTAAGTAACAATAATCAATATAAATGCAACGAAAGTAACACTAATTAATGAGTTCCATATTCAGTTTTCCGTGACAGACTAATTTTAACCGCTATGCATTTTTTATTTGTAGTTTACGTTAAGTATTATAAATTCATCACGTCCATAAAATATATCTAAGATAAAATTCTTATATTTAATTTAAAATACTTAACTACAGATACTTATTACAATAATGTTATATGAATTTAAAATTATATTTTAGATTGAATAGCTGTTGATTCTTCATCAATCTTTTGTATTATCTGTTCTCTTGCCGATGCAATATCTGCTCCATTTTGAGCAATTGCAGCTAAAGCTTCTTCTAACTTATCCGGACAAGTATTATATAACTCTGTCACCATTGTGAGTATATTATATAATTTTTGAGAATCTGAAAGATCTTCAGAAACATCTCCAGTATAATTCTCATCATCTTCTAATACTGTAATTTCTCTTATGGAGGATATCCATATTTTTCTTGTATCAGACTTACCAACTGTAGAACAGTCAACACCGATCCATGCATGTCGAGCTGCATCAGATATTCTTGTAATATATTCAGTCTTTTCATCCGGAACATCATCTGATATAAGTCTTAAGTATCCGCTGGCTACTTTTAATCCCCCTTCAGTATAATATGTGATACCATATTTGCGACCAACAATAAGATCTACAGATACATCATCTTCTTCTTTAGGGCCACATATAGTTATTGTTACTATTTTTTGCATTGTAGTAAATAATGCTGTAACTAGTTTACTTCTATTAATAATAAATTCTTCATTTGTTTCATTATCTTCTTTCCATACTATAGAAGAAAGATCTTCGTCTGGTACAGTGAGATAACGCCTTGGAACTGGCGCTCTATGATGAGGAAACCAATTATATCCAAAAGGTCTCTTATCATACCACTCACTACCATAATAGTAGTGAGTATCTAAAAATGGTCCTTCAGCTCTTGGTATCATATTTTAATACCTCCATATTTTTATTTATAAGAAATTTGGAATTATTTGTTCTATAGAATCAAGCATTTTTTTTGAAGACTCAGATAGTATCATTTCATGTCTAATATTAATTATATTAAATATTAATGCACTTATATAATAGAGTTCAGATAAATCTTCTAAACTCATATCCGCAAGATTTTGTTCTACTTTAAGATATCTATTATGAGCAACTAGAATTAACATTGTTTTTATAATAGCACTTATATCATAATCACTTCTTAAACTTATCGATGATACACACTCCTCGAAAGTTCCGCATTTGATAGATGATTTATTTATTAATTTGTTGAAGGCCATTACTTCACTATTTTCATGCTTACATACCTTTTTATGCAATGCTGCATTTTTTGGACTGATACTATACCATTCAATTTCCTTATCAAAAGTTTTTGCATCTAATAATGCATTTTTAATCATATCAATAACATAGGCTTTATCTGGATGGGATTCTTTCATTGCATCCATCTCATTAATAAGTTCAGTTTCATTTTTCCCAATAAGATTCGATAATTCAGCATTAGATTCAGCCATTATATTTTGTAGTTCATCATTAAATGTATCTACAGCGGATGATAATTCCGAATCAGACGCAATCTGCTGTATGATAATTTTTGCAGCTTGTTTACGTTTAACTCCAAGATTGGCTGCAACATTGGCTATATAATAACTATATTTTTTAGGAATTGCATTTTGATAGTCATAATTTTTATTATTCTTATAAGCCTTTATTGCTTTAAATAAAGAATCGACTTCTGTTATTGATAAATCTTTCATATCAAATAACTCTTTTGCAGATTCTCTAATATTTTGCCGAGATATTTGAATATTAATATTATTATCATCATTCACATCTACTACAGATTCGGCCTGATTTACTTCCACTGGTTCCATTTATATATCTCCTTTATATTAATTATTTTGACTAATTAATGCTTGTATTGCATCACTACCACTAATATTTCCAGCGGTAACTTGTTGTAGCATTAACTGTATACCTGTAATTATTTCCGGTCGTTTTGATTGATCCTTAACCAATGCATAAAAATGATTATGGAAGAAATCTATTTTATCTGCAAAGGCGTTATCCATAAACTGAGCTATACGCATATCAGCATAAGATGTCATATAAATATCTGATAATGTAAATTGTAAAGTAGATGCAGTTTCTAAAATCTTTACAATATTATTTGCTATAAGTATATAATCTTCATCCCCTCCATACATGAGTTTTGATGACTTCTGCTTTATTGGACATGAATTTTTTAACATATACACTATTCCATCTTTATTATTCATAATATAATTCACAAAGAAACTAATTATATTATGAATTCTATTACTTATACAAAATTCATATAAATAATACGCAGCCGTATATTTATCTATTGATTCATCCATTGTATTAAATTCCAAATCAAATGATTGGCATAATTTATCTATTATTTCATAATATATGTCATTTGATGTTTGATTTAAGTTTTGCGTATCATATTGATATTGAGTTTTTAAAGCATCAAAACTTATTTGTATGCTATGTACTATATTTGGTATTGGCATATATTCGGATGGGGGATTTTCTATCTGCTCATCTATAATGCTTATTATGGTTTCACGATCTAAAGTTTGTATTGCTTGTGTCATGCTATACTCATTTGATACATTGTCAAAAACTATTGACATTATGTCTACCTCCTAAAAAATAATATTAAATATATATTTACCACTTTGTTTTTGTATAAATATATATATATTTTAAAAAAAATAAAATGGGGCGCTCGACTCACCCCACCATTTCTTTTCCCCTTAGGTATGGTCGAGTCACACCATAAATTGGGGATGTGAGGTTATCACCTCACTATTTGCCGACACGTGAAAACACGTGCCGGCTTTTTAATAAATACAATAATACATATATACCCCGGATCTATCCGGAGGCTTTCCTTAATATACCGGCCCAACACACTATGTGCTGGCTTTATCTTTACCGGCTCGCCCATCCGGGCAGGTTCCGTCACATGTAATTCGTGAGACACATCTTCATGCCTCACTTTCTAATTAAATAAATTAAATAATAATAATGATTAGATAATATTGTGCACTTATATCATCTAATCACTATTATATTATACATTTGAAACTATTAATATTAACTTAGAAATTAAAATAATCACTATATCTGTAATTTTCATCTTCTAATAAATCTAATCTATTAGCTGGTGCAACAAATATATTTTCATTATTATTATAAACTGTATAGTCAGAAACTGTCGGATTATTAAATGCTTCAAATACCGAATCCGGAATAACATATCCAGAATTACCAGCCGCAGACACATTTCTATTTATAGGTACATTAGTTGGTATTTTATAATATTGCCTATATGCTTTTTCACCTAAAGGAGTATTGAAAAGTTGTCTTAATTGTTCTTGCTCTTGTTCTCTTTGTCTATTAAGGAATTCATCAACATCAATACCTCTAGCTTTTTGAGCATTAGCTAAATCATTTTCTATTTCTTCAGATATTTCATTTGTATCTGTATTAAATACTCCAACTACTTCTACAGTATCATCAAAATAATCGACAATTTCATCAACTTCATCGTCTGTTTTAATTGTAGTTTTCTTTATACCATATCTCTCAGTAAGATTAGTTCCTTCATACCATACATATAGTGCCATTAATAATGCAAATACTTGGTCATCATGTGTACTATCAGAATGCTCAACCTTACCATTTCTCTTAACTTCCATTCCCAATAATTCATTATAAATTATTGGTGACATGAATTTATCTTTATGATTTTCTACTCGTTCTACTAATAAATCAATAAGATTCTTTCTTACAGATTTAGTAGAATTTAATCCATATACCTTAGTTCTTACTTTTTGTTTATAGGAATGAATTCCATCTTGTTTTTCTTCAATTTCAACATCTTTAATTTCATAATATAAATTATTTCTTAAACCTAATTTAATAAGTTTAGCAATACAAGATGAACCAAATCCACCATTACGCTCAACATTAACTATAGCATTAGGCATCCAATTTTTAACTATAAATTCTATACATCTAGCTAAATCAGATATTGGAATATAGTTACAATTCATACAACCTAAAACTTTAGTTGTATTAGAATCAATAATAGTTATTGTAGAACTATCATGTTTGTAACCGGCACTAACGTCTACACCAATTATAGGTGGATACATATTTGTATTAGTCTGCCAATATGTTTCAAACCTATATTTACCCAACAGATAACACACATTAATTGGTTCTCTAACTAATGTTTTAATGGTTTCAAGATCTTCTTCCTTAAATGGTGAGTTTTCATTTCCTGCAGCCCATTCCAAAAGAACCTCTCGTCTAATATCTGTCCAAGAACCACTCATGTTCTTGCAAATATCTCTAAACCATTGTTCTGACTCACCTAATTGTTGATATGTAAAACGAATATAAACAAAATTTGATATTGGATTGGAGTTAATAATATTAAGTAACTCGCTATACGATTTATCATACCATGTTTCAGAGAATACATTAGCATCCGATAAGAATTTGTATGCATGCTCTCCTTCTGGAGATGTTAAGAATCCCGGTGTAGTTGACATAGTTATACCATATGGCATTCCCGCTTTTTTAGCATTATCACATGCAGTCTGAAATGCGGGTGCTGCATTAAGATAAACTATATTGTTATATGGCATGAATGCAAACTCATCATAATAAATAAGCTGTATAGTTTTACCACGAAGTAATGATGCTGCTTTAGCTTTATTAGTTGCTGATGCATATGTTTTAATTAAATTATTATTATACGGATTAACTATACCCGTTTCATTATTTTTTCCTTTATCTATTTTACCATCCGGAAGGAGTCTTTCTTTTAAGATAAGATACGGTGGTAATGCATCTCTTATATCTTTTAGTTGTCTTAAGTTGTCTTTAGAACCTTCCATATTTTTATGCAAAAATGCCATATTTGCATTAGTACATCCAAAATTATAAATATAAAGATGTCTTATAACTATGGCTGTAGTTTTACCCTTCTGACGTGGAAGTTCAAAGAATATATTAAAGTTTAAGCTAGCACAAAAATTATAAGCTAAGTTTCCTCTATGCAATTCATATTTACGAAATCCACCAGCCGCTGGAATGCGAACTACTTCTCGTAAAAAATACCAATAATTACACATACATTCCCTTAAAATCTTCTGCTTATATAACATACTAAGCATAGGATCATAAGGATTTATACCATCTAAGTCTGGGTCTACAAGAGTTAACATAAACTCATTATTTTTAATACCCATGGCTTTTAGATAATGATACATATCTAAAAATGATTTATTTTTAGTTGTTTTTTGGGAATATATTTTTATTGATAGTGGTTGATTATTTTTAGGCTGTGGTGAAATATTATTTTGTACAATATTATATTGAGGGCTTATATTCGGAACTATCATATAATTTACCCCTTTCAATCATAATTGTAAATGTTTTATTATTCCGATGTTCCGCCCCAAAAATTAACAAAAATAAAAAAATAAAAGCTGAGAAGTGGTTCAATCTTCTCAGCTTTATTGATAAGGTCATAATGGAATGACCTTATCCAGATTCCACACGCAGATGGAATCCACGTCCCACCAGTTAAACAAGTGGGAGTAATGGAGTTCTTCGTAATTGTCGCCGTGTATTAATAACATGGCATCATAATCACGATAGATCTTTTTAAGATCCAACTTCATACATTCGGTTATATCCCAGTCAAAGAAGCGAAAAGTATTGCGTCCATCTGGGATAAGGTAATCCTTTACATCAGAAAGTTTTCTGATCTTAAGAATCTTGGCGTCTTTAGAGAGTCTGAAATCGAACCATATATTCAGACTCCCTGTACAGAACTGTTCACCTATGCACCAATTCTTCCACACCCAGAACTTTTTTGAGTTCTGAGGGGAAGCGTACAAACCAAGAGGTTTAAATGAACACCCTTTGGTATATACGTGATTAGGGTCGAATTTCTCCGCCCCATAATGTCTATATACTCTCGTATTTGCCATAACATTTACCCCCCTTTATTATATTTGCTATACGGCTTACATACTTATAATATACAAATAATAGTTTTATTTATACAATCATTAATTATTTTTCATATAATGAGTTACATATATATAATTTTTATATAAGGAGGAATTTAAAATGGGAACTAATAATGTATCTTTTACACCTAGTGAAATTGAAAGATTTAATCTGATTAAACAAGAGAACGTATTTATTTTTCCAACAAGAGATGAGTCTGGATGTATTGCTCTTGCTAAATATTTATGCAGAGATTCTGTAGCTAAATATCCAGAAATATTGAATCCATATAATGGTGAATATTATATAGAAAAAGCAGATTCAAAGGTTGTAGAATTACTTAATAATTTTATTGACTCTATAGGAGGAAGTTTAATTAATGTCTTTGATGACGCAAATGATCCATCTATTGAAGCATTAAATAAAACAAGAGAATTATTAATTTATATATGCGATCTCAATTCGTCACAAATGGAAATATTTATAAATGCTTATAATAATTATATTGAACTTGATTTAATTCGTAAATTTGTACAAAAAGATATATCGTTTTATATTTCTAATGTAGTATATCTTGCATTAAAGCAAGATAATATTAATCTTATGGATTATATTGATATCAATAACTCACACCCATATGTGGTCAGTGCAGTATATAATGCAATTCAAAGAGGAATATTTGATTCGTTATCTGATCTTAATTTTGGAGATTCTAGAACTAGAAATATCCTTCTTTTAGCATCATATGCATCGGATTTAGGATATGGCTTTGTATATGATAAGCAACATAAAACATTTGTTGCTATTCCTGTGGATGAGTTGGATGATGATACAGATATTAATTTATCTATTAATATAAATAAAGAAAAAATAAGTATTGAATAAAAATAATTTCATTATGGGATAGACCTTAGTGGTCTACCCCATAATGATGGCGTGCTGATTACTTGCGCATGGTGTCCTTACGCATAGCATCGAGCTGCTTCCTCAGATCGCCCATCTGTGAATGGGCGTCATTAAGACGCTTCTTCAGCGCCTCATTCTCACGGATGAGCTCCCAGTCTTCATCCATGTGGCCGCGCTTGCGGCCTTCCTTGATGATCTTCTTGATTTCCTTCTTGCCGAAGGAAATCTCGAAGTTTTCAAGTTCGAACGCTGTCTTGATGCCGGTAAGCTTGATCTTCATAATATCACCTCCTTCTTAGGTTTGAAGATCTGTTATTATTATACACTTTTATATTATATAAGTTAAATTATGTAGATTTACAATATTTATTATGGAGCCAAATATGGCTCCATAATATTATAATTTAATTATATTACTATAACTAATGCTAGAATTATCTAATGTTTGTAATCCTATTGAATCAAGTGGGAAATTATGTAGATTATCAGATACAATACCTTGAATATCTACAAATGGTAATATCCACTGTGGAGTTGGTGTATCTCTAAGAAATCCAACAGTATCTATCTTTTTTCCAACTATACCACTTTGTAATAATCTTGTCATCTTATCATATATTTGTGGATATGTATCCTTAATTAAATCTACATTTTTAGGAGTTATATTAACCTTAACTTTGTATATATTATTTCTCTCATTAAGATTAATTGGCGGCATACTATCATCTCTTAATTCATTATAAGCCACAATAGCTTTAACACCATTTTGACTCATTGGAGCTGAATATGATGATATGCTTGCAACATTATCTGGCTTATAAAATGTAGATTCTCCTTTCATTATAGAATCAATTATAGATTTCTCCATCTTAATCAATTCATTCATTATTTTACGTGGATCTATTGTTCTTGGAGATAATATTTCATCGTATAATATCTTCTGTAAATCATGTTTAATACCTTCAGACAACGTAGTCTTATTAATAGGTAATCCCATAATTGCCATAGATGCATCTTCAGCAACCAAATGACCTTCTTGTAATATTTGCTTATCAGCATAATTCCTACGTTTATTGGTTAATAAGATTCTGGAGAATAGGAATTCATTTTTCATTATTAATGAACATTTTCTCCCTTCCACATATGACCCACTTAATTTACAGTATCTATCAAGATAATCTACAACCATTCTTGTACAAATATAGCCTATCATATTGATGATAGAATATTTTAAACCTTCTTGTGGAATATAGTCACACATTTCTATACCTTTAGTTTTTTCAATAAATTCGTCTGTATAGAAATCATAATCAAGATATGTTTCTCTAGTGCCACAAGGTATAGGTTTTCTATTCTCATTTGAAGCATCAACTAATTCTTCCAATTTATAATCTTTTGTCTTAATATCCATATCTATATAATATACCATATTAAGAACAAAATTATACCATGCATCAAATGATATAATTGTAGAATCTGTATCGGAAATACATACAATATCTCTTTGCATGTATTCAATCCTATCTAATTTATCAATTGGGAAATATCCATAATACACATATTCATATAAAAGGTCTGTAAGAAAATCTAAATCTTCCTTTATTTCGTCTGGTGGATTATTTGGGTCCATGAATGGTTCTTCTAATTCAGATAATATTTTTATTATCAGATTACTTACATATGGTAACTCACAGAAGCTATATAAATTATTTTTATAATATAATCTGTTTAAATTATCCCAAGATTGATTTACTACAATATCCCATAATAAATCTAACTCTTGATTTGTTGGTATCCATATATTACTATCAATATTAATACATAATTTATAGAATACTTCTTCTGGAGTAATTCCTCTATCTAATACAACAAAGTCGTTAAATTGTCTAGATACTACATCTTTTACAGTCACATTATCTATAAATGTAATTATTTCGTCTAGATTATTAAATTTAACATTATTTCCCAAAAACGATTCAAATAACATAATACTGCATGATATGTAGCTACGACCTTGTCTTGTTATAGATTCAGCCGTATATATGTTATAATACATACATGTGGGTGCTCCCAATGCACCATATGTAGAATTTGCATTTTTTTTCTTAATCAGTTGCATAAGGTTATAGTTCTCGAATAGTTCTGACCCTTTTGGGTATTTGAACATTTCCTTTTTAAACATATTTCTTGATTTAATATAACCCATAATTATATCAGAAAGTGGGTTTTCAGCATTTGCAGCATTTTTATAAAACATACCACTTGATGTCATTACAGGTTTTTCATTTTCCATAAAATGTAATATTTCAGACATAGGTACATTACGTCTTATATTTTTATAATTATTGTGCATAATTATATTAGATGATTTATACCTTTTATCTATAGAATAATAAATTGCTTTTAACAATTCAGCATCTGATAGAAGCGGAAAGGTATGTTTTAAATTACGCATCATTATGTCAACATATTCATTTGTCACGTTTAAGTTTTTCGGATCTACACTCATTTTCGTACTCTCCCTTTATTATTACTTTTTCTGGAATTATTCCATATTTTCTTATAAATATATCATGAGCTAATTTCTTAGCTATAACTCTACTATTGGCATATACTTGTATAATATCTTTTTTCATAGGATGAGATACTTCAATCTCATAATATTTATAAAATAAATCATTCATATATACACCTCCTATTTATATTATTCAATTTAACTAAAAGTTTCTCAAAATATATTTTACTATAGCGAACATAGTAATTAATATTTATATAAATATATTCATAGGAGGAAAATTACAAATGTTTTTATTCGAGAATGATGATACTTCTATTAATGATATTGCCTCTGCGGGTGTAGAAGACGATGAAGTTTTTGAGGTTGATGTTGATGATGATGATGAACTCGCTGACGCTGTAAATGATGTTATTGATGAAGCTCATCTTATTAATTCTTGTATCAATGATCCATCTGGGGAAAATTTTAAATATGTAAAGGAAAATTTCCAAGCTATTAATGAAGGTCGTAAGATGGCTAAGCGTACAATTGTACGTATGTCTAAAGACGATGATCTTAAGCGTCGTAAGAGCGTTGCCGCAATGCTTATTGGACGTGAAAAGAAAGATCCGGATTGGGTTAAAGCCATGAAGTTCCGTAAATTATATATTTTATATAAGAAAAAGGTTATCAAGAAATATGACTCTAAATCCAATAGGGCTGCAAAGCTTTCTCAGAGAAAGCATATTAAAGATATGAAGAAAATGCCTTCATTGCCAAAGATTACCATTTAAATTTTTTCATAAGGTTTCCTTCTGTAATCATAGAGGGTATTATCCCTCTATGATTTTTATTTGTAAATATATTATTATACATTGAAAGACTTTTAAATAAGGTAATTGATGCATATTATAAAGGTAACAATTATGGGAGGTATTTTAAATGGTAACCGATAATCTTATAAATTATAATAATTATTTTATCTATAAAAAAGACATACAAAATCTAAATTCTGAGATACAAATCTATGTTCCGACGATAAATGTGGATAATATAGATGATCATATCTCAGCAATCCATTCAATATTATTAGATGGTATTGAATTAGATTATATACATAATTTAAAATTTAGAATATCATTTAGTAATGGTGTTTCATGTAGATTAGGTATATTTGACTATTATTATAATCTTATTATGTGGGGAATGGTATTAAGATGTGGTTCTGTAATAGAACCACGTATGATATTCTTTCCTAAAAATAATGAAATACATAAAAATGATATTGCTGAATATATCAACACACATATTCTCAATATTAATAACAAGAAGTATATCGGTAATAGTAGATTAAATGAGATCATTGCCGATGGAATGTATTATTTTGGAAGTATTGAAGATTTCTCTCAATACTTTGCAATAACCATAAACAATGAAGATACTATAAACCTTATCAAATCAGATGCTGTCGGAAATAGGGTATATGATATTCTTCATTATGATTTTAATACAGTCCCCTTCGCTGATGTTAAAGATATTGGATTAAAACTCACAGATGAGTTTATTCAATATATTAAGGATAGCTCTAGATATATGGATATTGAGCATGGATTGGCTAATTCGTTTAGAGCATCTGAAGGTGTTAACCCTCGACAGTTTAAAGAGGCTCTTGTAAATATTGGAACTAAATCTGCAATCGGAACAGTATATCCAACAATTATTAATACATCATATGCTAATGGTGGTGTTAATGATATGCTGTCATATATTATAGAATCTAAGGGTGCCAGATATGCTCAGGTTCTGTCTAAGAAGCATGTTGGTGAATCTGGAGATTTTGCAAGAATCTCCGGTAATAGAAATATTGATACATTCCTCAATCCAGACCCAAATGTGGATTGTGGTACAAGAAATCTAATACGATATGAAGTGAAAGATAAGAAACATTTATATTGTATTAGAGGAAGATACTACCGCATGGTAGAGAATGGAATAGAAAGAGTAATAGTACCAGAAAGGGATAGTTTCCTTATCGGTAGTACTATATGGCTCAGATCTCCTATGACATGTTATACTCATGCTAAGGGTATGGGTATATGCCAGAAGTGCTATGGTGAATTATATTATACCAACGGAAATATCAATATTGGAAAATATGCCGCAGAGGTATTGTCTTCAAAATTAACACAAAGGCAGTTGTCTGCAAAACATCTTCTTGAAACTGTAATCAATAAATTAGTATGGACTCCTCAAGATTTGTTTGAAAAGATTTTCAATGAGGATATTGATACAATATCGTTTGTAGATGATTTAGAAGATGTTATTGGTAGTTTAAAAAGAGCATATTTTGTAATATCTCAATCTGAGATATCATTATCTTCTAATGAGGAAGGATCAATCAACATAGAAAATGATGAGGGTAATATAGAAGAAGATACATATAATGAATATGTAACATCATTTAGATTGATCTTTGCAGATGGTTCTGATGTGTATTTTACTACACAAAATAAGGAAAATCTGTATATTACTAGTGAATTCATGAATAAAATTAACAAAAGGATTATGACAATATCTGAAGATGATGATGATGTTAAAATTCCAATATATCAATTATTACAGATTCCGTTATTTAGATTCAGAATAAATAATGATGAAATATCTAAGGCAATGGTTGATATAACTAATCATATAAATACAGTGTCTGTTGTATCTCAATTCAATATTCATACGTGGATTGAGTCCTTAAATGATATTGTACTCTCAAGTGGATTAGGTGTTGATACCATCCATCTGGAGGTGATGTTATCAAATCAAATTAGAGATAAGGATAATGCTCTAAGTAAACCGAATTGGAAAATACCGGGAGTAGAGTATGAATTACAAACTCTCGATAGGGCATTAAAGTCTTCTAATAGTATAATTCAAGCTCTTACATATGAGAACATAGCACTCACATTTAAGAGTCCTTTATCGTACCAAATGACAGCTCCATCTACTCTTGATCTATTCTATGTAGAGAAACCTCAAGAATATATGGACAAGAATATGTATGATAAAGATAGTGGTCTAAATAAATTAGAAAAAGGTATTAAGATGTGTGATATAATTGGACCGGAATTAACCAGTTTAGACCAAACTGAAGAGGAAGAGGGGGAGTAATCTCCCTCTTATTTTTTGAGGTGAAATATGGCAAAAATAGAAATAAATAGATCATATATTGCTATAAATAACTATGAGTTGGGAGATTCTCCAGAATTAGAACAAATGTTTACAATATATGATAAATTTGGTAGATCTAGCACATTGGCAATTGAATATATAGAGGATTTAAAACAATTAAGAATTCCAAGAGGATTCAATTTGGATATAATAACATCATATTTTTGTGATTTTCCAAATGATACTAATACATGTAATCCATATATTGGTCAAGAATCAATACCTATAAAATACCGTCCAAAAGATTCCAGACAAGAGCATTTGATACAATTCATAATTGGTTGTGGTATATATGACCATTTGAAAAATGCTCCACAGATAGTATGTGAGAATCCAACTGGAAGTGGTAAAACATATGTTACGGTATGGGCAATTTGTACAGGTATAAGAGCAATTATTATTACATCAAATAATAATTGGCTAGATCAATGGAATGAAAAAATTCTTGAATATACACCATTAGAACAAAAGCAAATATATCGTATAGGTGGAAAAGGATCAATTAATAAATTATTTGCAATGAATGATATAGAAATATTGCGTAATAAAATATTTTTAGCTTCCCATCAAACCCTAAATGCTTATGCTGAGAGCGAAGGATGGGACAAAATTGAGCTTTTGTTTAAAAAGCTGTTAATTTCATTAAAGGTATATGATGAAGCCCATTTATACTTCGCATCTATGGCCAGAATAGATTATCATAGCAATACATTTAAAACGCTATATTTGTCTGCATCTATGGCTAGAAGTGAATCTCAACAAAATGCAATATTTAATCAATATTTTAAAAATGTTCCTAAGATAGAAATGTTCGATCCGTCTAATGATCCGCATGTATATTACTGGCCAATATTGTTTAACAGTCATCCTTCTCCACAAGATATTAGAAAGATAAATCCATATATGGGATTTTCTATTGCTAATTATGCTAACTATGCTTGTACTAATGAATGGATATGTAAAATATTAATAATACTATTAAGACAATGCCTTAATAGTAATGGTAAAGTGTTAATATATGCAAATACCAATAATGCAATATTAACATTTATAGATATCATATTATCGCATTTTCCTTATTTAAAAAATGATATTGGAATTTATAGTACTGCAAACGGACATAAAAAAGAACCGCAAGATTTAGCTAATAAGATAATAATTACCACTATAAAATCTACGGGTGCTGCAAGTGATATATATGATTTGTTCAATGTAATAAATCTTGCAGACCCATTCAGATCAAAACCTCAAGCAATACAAACCCTTGGTCGAATAAGACAATATGGTGGTAATTATTATGATTTAGTTGATTTAGGTTTTCATCAAACTAAATCATTCTATAAGTCAAAACAAACTATATATAATGAAAGAGCTTTAGAGATTAAAGAAGAAATAAGATTTTCAGATGAAGAAATTATTTCAAGATATAATATGATTAAACAACAAACCATGACACATACAGATATGTGTATGAATATATATGACGAATAAAAAATAAAATACAGAGACCACTTAGGTGGTCTCTGTATCATCTGACGAGCGAAGCTTTTTTATTACATCTTTGCTCTCTATTATTAGTTTATCATTCGGGTCGTGCCCGAATGATAAAGATGCCTTGACCATACGTTCTATATGGTCGGCTAATTCTTGCTTTTGCTCCTTTGTCATAATAACGCGCCTCCTTTTATTGTTATTGATATTATATATGAATAATAATAAATAATTTTTCAAATTAATATATAAAATATTGATATATAATATTAGTAGCAAATAACAAATTCCATTTAATAGGAGGAAAAACATGGCAGTAGAATTTTTTAACTTATTTGATTCTTATACTTTAACTAAAAGGGAGAAGGATTTTATCGCATCAACGATGAAAGTATCCGGCGATATGTTGACAACCTTGATCAACTATTTGGAAACCGTAAAATGCAGAGTAGAAATAGGTACGGTGAAAGATTTAGATCACGCCATACGCAATTTTAAAAATATTCAGTATTTTGCGGATCAGAAATTCCCGGATGAAGCGATAGTTAAATATATATCGCTTGCTTTTCCTGAGGATAAGCCCAAGACTGATGATAAGCCTAAGGATGAGACTTCAGATGCACCTAAACCGAAGGTGCATGATGAAGTTAAACCATTTTCATATAATAATATGAAATGGCTTCACAAGAAGAGCCCGAATCCGTTTTGGGGAAGGGATACTAACGGCAAGGCAAGATATTTAAAGGAAGTCTTGCCGGAAGGATTGGATCACTCAACATATGTAAAAACGTATGCTGAAAAAGTTAAAAGTATCGTTGATGTTAACATCGATGCTGGTAATATTGATTTATCAGTTTTACCAGCAAAGGCGTTGGCATGCATGATGGAGGTTCTGTTTATTGATAGAGTCTGGAACTCCATTAACAAAAAGGTCGATGATAAGTTAAAAGCCACATCATTTGATGATGGAATTCTTACATTGACTTATAAAAAGTCTACATTTAGTTTCGATTTTAAAGATGGTAATTACCATCTTTTTAAACAGATTGTATAATTGTTATTTGCTAAAACATATGGGCTATTTATGTAGCCCATATGTTATTTTTTTGAAACGTCATATACAATAAAAATAAAAGGAGGTATCAATGTGATGAAGAAAGAAATGTGCGAATATACTCATAATGATTATAATAAAATCACATTTTGTATGATGTGGTTAGGAGCAAGACTGAGACTAAATCTTAACACAAGACTATGGTCCTCAGGCTCTAATGGAACCGATTATAATTATCATTCAGAGTTTATGTATCTGAGTGGTAAAGTTCCAAGAATTAATATATCACTTACGCCACATATCTATTTTTCAATAGATCCAATAGATTCTTCATTGAAAAAGGATATGTCTGTAAGAATAAATACAATTGACATACCGAATATGAACAAAATGGCTGAGAAAATATTAGAGGTAGCCAAAAATATAGTTTACGCATCCAATAATATGGATATTGAAGCCGTATATGAAAAAATAAAGAACTTTCACTGTGTTGTAAGTTTATATAGTGGAAATTGTATTTTAGAAATAGAACCAACGTTATCCTATACAGGTGTAGCAAGAAATGCCAGTATTGGATTTAATATTATATTGAATGGTACAGATGAACTATTCTATATTGATATAAATACAGCCATAAATATGGCTACAATTTTTAGTCAACCTGTAACATATATGCTTCTAATGGGGCAAATGTTATTGTTAAATTTAAATGCTCCATATGGTACAAATTTAAAAGAATATGGTTTTTCTAGAGGGTATTAACCCTCTAGAAATATTTTTAAACAATTTTAAATTTTTTATTTAGATATATATTATATTAATGGTTAAAATGTATGATATTATTATAAATAGGAGGTAATAATATGACAGAAAAATATGAAGGTTTTTATGTTTCAGATGAAGTTATAAGAAAATTCATCAAAGAGGTATTAGATTATGCAAACTATGCAAACAATGACCCACGAAATGTGGGTCATAAGATCGTGTCGGAAAATCCTCGGCTTTATGCTGAGGTTGAGTTCTGCGTAGGCTGCGGTTGGACAGAATCTGACCAATCTACATATCTTGCATTAAAGATAGATGGAGATAAATTCGATTCTTTATCTATCGATGCAATGCCATCGTATGATTTCAATAAAACATACATGGCAGAATTATTTGCGATGGATGCTTTAGTAAACCCCACTTAATAGTGGGGTTTATATTTTTTTGATTATTTTAAAAAATTTATATGTATATTATAAAAGTGCCATAACCACATGATAAAAAATAAAAAGAAAGGGGGTGGAATTATGGCAACAGCTAAGATTAGATTAACACAGAAGGATGGAAGGCTTAATATTTTCTGTAATAACCTTCCCGATAATCCAGATCCTGCTCATATTGTTATAAATGGGTGGGATTGTTACATTACACCCAATAAGGGCGCTCTTTGCTGCACGTCTAGCAAAGAGTATCATGATGGGGTACATGAGATGGTATATCTCGTCTACCCAGATGGGTGGAGTAAGCAGATGCTTATCTCTCCCACTGGGACTAAGGTAATCAAGAAAGGTTACTTAGTCCCTAAGGGGGCACAAGTAGAAGGTGTAATCGGGCTTAGCGCCGGAATGATCGACCGGCGTTACGTATATTTCAGATCAGCAAAGTTCCAGCATTTGCTGGACATTGCGGGAGTTACAGCAGTGAAGCATGAAAACCCAAACCGGGTGTATACTGGCCACAGCGTACATTCTGGGGAGGGAATGGGAACATTTAAAATCATTACAGACGGTACAATCATCCGTGATGATTTTAGAGAAGACAAACGGGTAAGGGAGGCGTTCAACACTCCACCCGGAAACCCTCACCTGTATGATGGCTTCACTACTTATGAAGTGAGTGGGGCTTCATGGGTCGTTGCTAAAACCCACATAAACTGGCGTGATTGCCACAATCACGCAGCAGTTCTGTACACCTTGAGAAAAGATGTGCAGAATGTTCTCAAAGAAGTCGCCACCTTGAGAACCAAGCAATAGGCGATAATAATGTCACTACCACAATTAAGTGGTAGTGACATTAAATGAATGTATTTAAAATTTATTTTTTATATAGTCATCATTATTGGTTGGAATTCATTTGCTGTAGACACATGGGCTTCTTCTAATTCTTTTACAATATCCTCTCGTTTTTCAGCCCATTCTCTTATTGTATCTAATTTTAAATCAATTGTAGCATAAGTTGTATCTGTGCTATCATAAAATTTTAAATATTGATATACAGCCATAGCTATATCTGATTTGGCTAAATGCTCAAATGTTTCCATCATTGTTGGAGATATAGTCATAAGATTTATATCATGTTGAAGGAATATTTTTAATGGGAATGGGGCATGTTGGCTTACAGGAGCACCTTGAACTGAAACTAATCTAATTTTATTTGGAGCCTTATATTCAATATATATTGAATTATCAAATAAAGAACAAATATCTGCACTCATTTGAGTAAATGCAACATCATCCATATTATATTCCCTACTCATAAAATCATATGTAGAAAAGTTTATTCCATATCTACCATAAGATGGCTCTACACGATATTCTTGCCAATCTAAGTCAGATACACCTAAGATAATTGATCCTTTAGGTACATTTTTATCAATATAATACCAACCGTCTCTATAGCAATCCGGACTGATTGTTGTTGTGTAACCATTGGGAAAATATCTACTAAAAGTAGGCAACGTAGTATCTTGCAATATTTCAGGCCATGTATCTTTTTTTAAGCTATCTGGAAGAGGAATAAAAGATAAACCCAATTGACGTTCTGTTTTATTTAAAAGATTAGTTAATCTATTAGCGGGAGTGTTAGAAAAGTAGTCAGCCATTTTATATAACCTCCATTATTTTTATCTAATTGTCAAATAAATAAATTACCAATATATTATAATTTTACAAGGAGGCTAATTATGCTATGATAATGTGCTTAGAGAGAGATAAAATAATGAGAGTAATTAATGGTATAGTAAATTATGCTGAACCATTAATATGTTTGGTAAATAGACATCCAATAATATGTGTTGATTGGAAACCAAATTTAGCAAATAATCATATATGTGGAGAAAGTTGTAATCCATGTAACGTTTATATATATCCACTGAATCTATTTAAATTATGTAATCAATTTAATTGGAATGAAAGTGATTATTATATTAAATTATGTGAGGTGGTAGTACATGAATTATATCATATAAATCAATATATTGATTTCTATAGAGTGGGAACTGATAAAGAATATCTTGATGAAATAGAATCTCAAGTTGATGCATGTGTATATTATTTTATGCATACCCATATAAATGATATTATTGAAATAATTACAATAAATACAAATATGAATATTGATAATACTATGGAGGAATTTGATATTGATTATTTTAATAATTATTTAAATGGAAATTATAATATAAGATATTTTGGTAACCATATAAAGTCATTATTGACGGAATTGGGAGTTGAAGAGGAAGATGTAAATATTGTATTAAATAGTATTATAGTTTCACAAAAATATTATATTGAAATTAATGGTGATATCATACCAATTAAAAATAATGGGGTATATTATAGCATAGATGATATTAATGAATGCGCTAGAAGTATATTTAATTATAAATATAATTATCCGGAAACATCTATATATAGAATATATGATGATTGCATAATCATCACAAACGATATTATATATGATGAGGAGGATAAGATGAATGAGGATCAAATGTGTTATACTTGGAATGGTAATGGGTATAGTATTATGTAGTGTTGTAAGTTTTTGTGACTTTTATTATAATATATGGGAAGAATTATATAAGGAGATAGAAGAAACATGAAAAAGATTTTGGAATTAAAAACTGGTAATAAGATTTTATTAGGACTTATTTGGGTTGCTTTAATTATACTACTCACATCAATCAATGTAAATACACATGCACCTAAAGAAAAAGAAATCATATATGTAGAAAAAATAGGCTACATAGAAGATTATAATTCGTATAAAATAAAAGATAATATTATTACCATACATTTTGATTATGGCGATAGACGCTATGTAAATTATAAGTGTAGAATATTCCCGAAAAAAGATTTCAAATATCTTGGATATCCTACTTCCAAAACCTTGTCAGATGATACCATGTTTATAGATGGAAAGATTTTGCACGGTAAATATAACGTAAAAAAATCTACTATGAGTATATTAATAGTAGAGTGTGATGGTTATGAATATAAATTTCTAAATTATGGTAATGATATGAGGATACGCACCTCACAATTCCCGTTAATTGAAACTGAGGGTTGATGAATAAATGGACTCCATATGGAGTCCATTTTATTTTTTTTTTAATGTCTATATGCATATTCTGTAATAATATCATCAATATGTGATTCTATATCAATATATGCTTTATCTCCATATCTATTGGATAAACATAATGTATTTTCCCTTACTAATGTTATAGTATCAAATAATCCCTGAGATGATTTCATTGTAGCATTTATATTTGCAGATTCTCTTTTAAGAGTATTCATAAGTTTTTGAGCATTTTGACCTGTAAGTTTAATTATTGTTCCGGGATCATTTTCAGGCACAATTAATCCACTATTACTAATATCAGATACAGATTCGGTCAATAATTTTTCAGTATATGCAGCTCTATGAGATGGATATATTACATGATCCCATGTAATAATTTTTATATCTTTTACATATGCTTTTCCATGTACATTTTCAATAGAACCAAGAGCTCTAAGTGAAAATGCTGGCTTAGATCCTGTTTTTAATTCCCTATCAAATGTTTCTCCTAACTCATTATATGATCCGATAAATTGAGCTTTTACTCTATTACCTTCAACCCATACTTTATCATAACGTACACATTTATTTTTTGGATCGATTGTTTGCTGACGTGCTAAATCATCTGTGAGAGGATGTCCGCACTCACCAAAAAATTGTTTTGCACCTATAAGCTCTTTCATTCTTGGTCCATTTATTTCAGGTATAAGATCAGCCTTTGCATATATTCTTTTATTTCTATTCTCAACATCCATATCTTGAAGAGTTCCCTCTCCAACACTACGTCCTTCATTATTGCCAATTAATAATGTATCTTCTACAGTAGTAGCTCCTTCAAGAATTATGTTTCCAATTCTACTAGCCATATTTACAATATCCTCCGTAAGATAGTCACGATAATTATATTACTGTTCGAGAGTACATTTTATCATTGGAACTTTATATTAATTATATAAGGGAGGATATAATGTAATGCGTGTAAGTATTAAAGATATTAATAACCGTATTCAACTCTTAAATTCAAATATAACCAATAATCCAAATACTCATTTACTTGAATCTGTATCTCGAAATAATGTTTTTAGCATTAAAAACGCAGAATACGCAATCTATCATTGGAGAGATTTAAACGAAGATGGAGATGTAAACGCTTTTATGGAAGCAATCGATATCTACTCCAATATGTGCAATTCAAATGCTTCTAATGGTTTATTAAATACTTTAGGTAATTATATTATATCTGAATCAGTTAAGGTTAGAAATGCAGATCAATTAAAACGATCATTAAAAATGAGACTGGGTAGATTAAATAATAAAATATCTACGAATACTATTAATAATTTTGATACTGTAACTAATGCCGTACAAAAATCGATTTCAAATTTAAGTAATACTCTACCATCATCAACAATCAAAACACCTGTAACTACAACAAGCTCTGGTGGTGATGATGAAGTGACTGTAGAAAATTATGTATTATTATCATCATATGATAATGCATGTAAAAATACATCTTGCGATAGAATAATTGAAAATTATAAAAAAATTAATAAGAGATTTAGTGTAGATAGAATTATTGCTGAAATGACTGACACTTCTGAAATATATGAAGTTTCTATGAGAATAGCCAATTATATGGATACATATAAAATACCATTTAAATCTAAATATTCTATTGCATTAGAATGCTCATATTATGGTATGGAATCTCATCGTATACATCCAAACCCATCTACAGTAATAGATGCCGTCACAGATTATTTCATTTTTACAAGAGGATTATGTGAAGCTGACTTATATGATATTATGGATGTATCTACAAAAAGCATTGTATTTGACGATTCTGACTTTAATACATTAGGCTATTTAGGAATAAAAGATGCGGAAGATTCCGGGGAATCTTCATATATAGATATTCCACACTTAGTATCTCAATATACCGGCGATGGCATTTCAGAATCAATATCGTCAAAAATAGAATTAAAAAAGGCTGAAGGTGAAGTTATTAAAAATGGCCTTGCGGATAGTGCTAAAAAGGGATTTGTTGATGGAAAAAATGCTGTAAAAGATGATAAATTAAAAAATAAGATAGATGAGTTTAGAAAGAATTGTAATAAAGATCCTGATGATAAATCTTTACCAATGAGATTTAAATCTTTAATATCTTCAATATTTTCAAAATCTCCAGAACAAATAATATTTGAAATACCTAATATGCTTGGAGTTATTAGAGTTTTTATAATTATAGGTACATTTTCAATACACCCTATAGTTGGAATAGTTTCATTTTTAACTAGTGAAATATTAAAAGTTCACTACTCAAGAAAATCATTAGATAAAATTATCAATGCATATAAGAATGAAATTAAAATAGTAGAAGGTAAATTAGAAAAGAAAGATAATGAGGATTTACAAAAATATCTTGATGAATTGAAAAAGGATCTTGAAAAGATTGAATCATATGAAAGAGAAATGTATACAGATGAAGAAAATGATGAAAGGGATGAAGCTAAATGGGCTGAAGAATATGAATCTGATAGCGATTCTTCATCTGATGATGACGATTGGGGAGATGATATAGATTGGGATGACATAGATGAACAAACCTCTATATCTATAAATAATGTAGCAACTATTATGGAATCTTTAGTTGAACCATTACAAGATAGAAATATTAATGGATTAATTAAAGATAATATTGTTAAACTCTCTCCAGACGTAATAGATACCGTTGCAGATTTCAGTATTACTGTTCCTGTGATATTAGAACGTAAACCTCTCTGTGATATTATAAAAGAATATCGCAATCAATTGAGAGAATCATCAAAAACAACAAAATCAATTGATGATTATATTAAAATTAATAGATTAAATGAAGTTATATTTAAATTAGAAAATTCACCCATAACATATAATACAGGAGCGTCTCTATCTGACTGTGAGAAAATATTAACACTTATAGATGAAATGGTTAAATATGATCAATCTTTATATTTAACAGAAATGGATTTTGTTAATAATATTAAATTAGCAATGAATAATATTAAGAGAGATGTTACTAAGCTTAGTGATGCTGAAAAAAGAGCATCTAAGACTATAGATATGTCTCTTGGATCTATAACTAAAGGTATTAATGACAGCATGAAGGCAGAAGCTAGAGATAGAGTTGCTGCAGAAAAAATACTTCCACCAGCATCAAAATGTATTAAATATGCTATAACTACCGGTGCAGCGTGGGCTATTAATCCGGCAATGGCTGTGTTGGGTGTTATAGGTAAAATGTTCTGCGATAAAAAGTTTGAAAATAAATATAAACAACAAGCTCTTGATGATATAGAAGTTGAATTAAGAATATGTAAAAGAAAAATAGAAGAAGCTGAAGGTAATAATGCTAGTTCTGATAAATTAAGGGAACTCTATAAAATTGAAAGAGAACTTGAACGTCAGAGACAAAGAATTAAATATAGCTTCCTTACAAAAGGTAAAGCTGTAACTTTACCTAACGATTAAATGAGGAGGTATTAAATATATGATTTTTACACCTGAATATATATTAAATGAATTATCTATTGATGGACAAAATGTAGATGACGATGATGACGATGATTACACTGCTGAAAATGAAAACAGTGGTGAAGATGAAACACCTGAAGGTTTTAGTCCACCTGAAGATGATGATACCGATGATACTACAGACGATACTACTGCTGATAATGCGGATGATACAGAAGATGACGATGATGATTATACTAAAGAGCAGATGGATGATGAAGATACTACAGATAACGCAGAGTCAGATACAGAAAATGTAGATGATAATGCTGACGATTCAACTGACGCTGCTGAAGATGAAGATGAACCTACAGCGGAAGATGATACTACTACCGATGATACAACTGATGATACAGATACTGAAACAAATAATGATACCGATGAAGAAGTAGAAGATTTCACTCAAGCTCAACCTGACGATATGGATGATAGTGGTGCTGATGATGAAAATGCTGACGATGGTGGAGATGAGTCTGCCGAAGATGATGGAACATCTGATGAAAATACAGATGATGTAGATGCTGGTAATGATGATGAATCTGCTGAAGATGGTGAAACGTCTGATGAGCAATCTCTTGCTGATATGGAGAAGAATCTATTTTCAGATTTAAATCCAACTCAAATTGCAATCAAAAGCACTGAATTATATAAAAACTATATGAATCTATATGATCAGCTTAATACAATAATAGATAATGTTAATAAGATAACTAAAACATATGAGAATATAAGTGTAATTGATTATATTTCAAATCAATTAATTGATTTAAAAGATATGGTAAATTCAATTCTTATTACTACATTTGAAACACGAACATATGTAGAAAATCTAATAGAATATGAAAAATGTCTACATATGTTAAATCAGATTAATGAAGTATTAAAATCTATAATTCCAAAGAAAAATAAAGAGGATTAATCAAAATTATGGTACTATAAATATAAACATAATGGTAATATTTAAGGAAGTTAAACATACCTTAATTATTTTATAAAATAATTATATTCTTAAATAACAAATTTGTAGGAGGAAGTTAATATGCCAACAGTAGGCACTAGAAAAGCCCCATCTAAGGGAAATTATCAGAATCATGAACTTAGGCCGTTAGCCAAAGCTTTCACAGAAGCTACACAGGCTATCTTGACAGAGGCCGGAATTGATTATGCAAGTGAGCCAGCACGTGCATTTAATTCATCTATAGCATCTGATCGTCTTCATGATTTCTTTATTGAAAATGCAATCGTATCTGAAAGTAATCTTTCTGCAGAAAAGATATATGATGAAAAGGCTATGTTGGAAGAGCTCTATATTAATGATAGAGAGCAGATTCTTAACGAAAGCGTATTAGGTGGTCTGGCGACATATAATCCGCTTGTAGGTTTATCTCTTCCGATGCATAAGTATCTTATGCTTAACTGTGTATTTGCACAGGCTGTTCCACGTTATGTTGCTAAAACACCATCGTGGACAGAGACTATGGAAACTCGTTATCTTGTAACTCCACAGGGTAAGAAGATTGATATTGCTAATCAGCAGAATCAGATCTTTAAGATTTGGAAAGAGGGTAATCCTAATGTAGATGTAGCTATGCCTCTTCCGGAATCAAATAGTATTGATATTCTTGCAACATTTTTCTCTGCAAATAGATTCCAACAGAATCTGTCTGTAGCTACTCATATCACAGCAATTGCTGTAGAAGAGTATGTTGAAAAGGGTGGTAATAAGCTTACTCTTGGAGAAAATGGTCAGTTTACAGAAGAGCCTGTTACTGAGGCTGGTAAGGTTCTTACATGGCATCCTGTAGATATTATCTTCACACCACAGTATGGTGAAGCTAATAGAGGATTTATCTATGATCTTGATACACTTATTGCAGAAGATGATGCCGGAACAACTACTGAACTGAAGGGTACAATCTTTGGTCGTCAGGAGCAGAATCTTTTCACAATTACATGTGATAATAATGATGTCGCTGCTGTAAGAATGTCTGCAAGACTTGATGCTTCTCAGAGAACGCTGCCTACAAATAAGGTTCAGTGGGAAGAGCGTACAACGTTTGTACAGATTCCTGAAAATGATGGTATTACTGTACCGATCACTCCTGAAGAAGTAAAGGATGTAGGTGCATCATATGGCATTAATCAGGTTACAAAGTATATGTCTATCATCAAAGATGTTCTTGAGAACGTTAAGGATGATGATATTAAAGAACAGCTTGAAGATTCTTTCGATAGATTAGATGATGATCATAAGCTTGCAAGAGCGATCGACTTTGCTCCACCGGAAAGATACAATGGTCTCCATACGGATTGGTTGCATTCTACATTTATGGATACATTCGATATGTTTATTACGGGTCTGCTGACAGTTCTTCGTGATCCTAACATGGAAATTAGTATTATTGGGCGTCAGGCTATAATTCGTAGAATTACACCTATTGATTATTCGTACTCGTCTCCGAGCAATGTAGGTCCAATCGATCTTGCATTCAAGAAGACTGTTGTTACATCAGATAAGAGAGTATATAACTTCATAGGTTCTGATAAGCTTCAGGGCGATGATAATCTTATTATTCTTCTTAATCCGAAGAATACAAATCGTATTGTATATCGACTCTATGATTATCAGATGTATATTTCTAATGAAATTAGAGATGCTGCAAATCCACAGCTTCCGGCTCTTACAGCATTCCAGAGATACAAGTTCTTCGAGTATCAGCCGGTACAGGGCCGTCTGTTCGTAGCAAATCCGACAGGTCTCAGAGAGATGCTTCCGAACGTTGCTCCTACACGTGGTGGTTATGCAAACAACGATCTTGCATCTGTATACAGTACATACAATTCTGCTACAGGTCTCAACGAGTATGTTGGAAATGTACTTCCGGAGACTGCTGGACTTACTCCGTAATTTTATTTTCATTGGTGCCTTCCTTTATATATATAGGGGGATGCTTTATGCATCCCTCTATTTGTATTGCATTTTATATATGCTAAACATTTTGATAATTTTATATAGTAAGGAGTAAATACTAATGCGTAAAATTGCAAGTGGTTTTGATTATTCAATATTAGAAAAATCATTATATAATTTAGATGCTCATCATAGTAGTGCTGATTTAAGTAGAATTAAAAATGAATTAAATAGGTTATTTAAAGAAGCTAAATGTTTATCTGTAATATATACTGAAAATATTGACAAGATGTTTTTTGGAATGAGAGTATATATTGATGTAGATGGTTCTAATGTAAGTGAATATTTAGGTGATAAACCATCTGCACCATTTGCTAAATATTATTTAGAAATTGATTCTAAATTATTAGACCCTATGCTTAATCTTACAGATAGAGAATTAATGGCTGTATTATTACATGAGATTGGTCATATAGTATATGATACAGGATCTGTTGATGCTGTACGAATTGCTATTGATAAATATTTCGCAGAAAAAAATGAACATTTTGATTTAAATTCATCTAGAAGTTATAGAGACTTATTAGCATTCGCTCTTAAGGATTCTGTAATTAAGGCCGGATCTTTATTCGCTAAAATTGGTAACGAAGAAATTCTTGCAGATACATTTGTTGTAAGTTGTGGATATGGTCAAGATCTTGAGTCGGCGATACGTAAAATATCTAGTTCTGCTATATATTTAAATAATTCTATTGATAATAGATTTATTGTTTTATCTTGGGTTTTAAAAATTAAAACGGATTTAGCCATAAGCAGAATACCAACTATAAAAACTCTTAATACAGCTAAGAATCTTACAGGTTCAGAATTAGAAAGAAGAGAATTAGAAAAAGCCAGCAAAACCCTTTCTAATTTGAAGACAATAGATGAAGGATTTACAGATGATATTAAAGCAAGATTTTCAAGTAGGGTTGATAAATTTAAAATAAATGGAATAAGAGGTATATCTCAAGATACATTTACAGACAGAGTTGCTTTAAAGGCAACAACAGATGCAGACGAAGTCATGCTTATTGTGAGAAGATGTAATACTAATATTTCCATACTCACAGATTATTTATCTGAAGATTTATCGGTATCTAACAGAGCTGAAGCGGAACGTGTATTAAAAGATTTATATTCGCTTAGGCAAGAATGTTTAGATAAAAAAGATACCAATATCAAAGGCATGATTATGGTCCATTATAATGATTAATAATAATTATTTAAATGACATATAATAAATATGTATAAAATGATTTGTAAGTAATTGATAGCTCCCTATAATTTTATCAATTACTTGACTATATATGAAAAATTTTACCTCCGCATTATGGGGAAGGCTATATTAGCCTTCCCCAATGCTAATGTTATTTTTTATTTTATAAACATATCATAATTATGTATAAAAGTAATCATTTATACACATTTTAATAATTTCACATTAAGGAGGGTATGAAAATGGCATACACAAGTAACTATAATAACAGAAACAATGATGATGTAACTGTAAATACTTACAGTCCGGTAAGTTTTGTAAATCCAGAGTCTAGCATATCTAAGTCTAGACTTGGTATTGGGTATTTTAACTCAATTATGAAGTTGTCTATTGCTTTAAGAAGCAATACAGATAATCCGCCTAAGTATGATATCGAAAATCAACTTGTAGCATTTATCAATTTCGATAATGCATATAAGTTGATGGTTGGAATTGATGCCATTATAAATGGCAAGATTGATAATATTGCAATACCGACAAACAAGGCTTTAGTTAAGTTATCAAATGGCGCAGAATTAAATTCTTCAACACCGATTTTGTCAATAACTATTGTTGATGAAGCTGGAAATATGATAGAAAATATCTATCAATTCACAAATACTTTCTCATATATTTATAATATGGAGAGTAAGGATCAGTACTCAGAAAAGAATATTGATAATTATAATTTATTGCAGTTCCGCATGGTATTGGAAGAGTATTGGAAATCCTCTGCAGCAGCAACCGCAGCAAGCATCAGATATCATAACAGATATTGGCATGAAGCAGAGATGGCTAAGCTTAGTGCCATTGCCGATAAAGTCGGTGCTACTCATACTTCTTCCAATGGAATGAGTGCATCTAACGTTGGAAGTAACAATTGGTTATCTGGCAAATCAACGTATTCCGAATGAAATAAAGGAGAAGAGACTGATCTATTATGATCAGTCTCTATTTTAATGCAATGGCTTTAAATCTATTAGCGGAATATGAAGCAACATATGATAATGATACATCCATTTATTTTTTTATAAGAAAAAATTTTAGTAAATCTTCACTTATAAATAAAAATATGTTATTGTTAAATAAGATTGATCAAGTACGATTAAGTATGTTATATAATAAGAGTAATAATCCTCTTGATGTAATATGTGTAGATGGTAATGATTATAGTCAATTATTAATGGATATATTATCATCAAAGGAATTTTATAATTATATTTATAAATACGACATATGTAAAATGTTTCATAATTATATAAATGCAGATAAATCAATAAATATAACAATATTATGTAAGAATAAATTTCAACAGTCTGTTGTTAAATCATGCGATGTTGAATTCAATACCATACTAATGCCCAAAAATATAGTTGATTTGTCAATATATAATGTTTTATGGGTTAAGTATATTGATTCGTTATTGCAATATAAATTAAAAGGTAATGTAATTTATCTGCACCAAGCAATGTATAATTATGAAGAATATGAAATAAATGGAGTAAAATCTTTATCTCTTCATCATAAACCACTGACAAATCTATATCAGACTAATGAATTTAGATTAGTCAGTCCATATAAATATTTATTATTTTCACCATCATAGGAGGCATTATGGAACTAAGAACTAATATTGTATCAACAGAAACCCTTAGATCAATTCAAATAGATGCAATAAATATTGTATCCGATGCAGTTTGCCATTCATTTGGTCCGTCTGGATCTACGACAATGTATATCAAGACTAATAAGGAAGGCAATTTTCTTGAAAATGGGTATACTAAAGATGGGTTTACGATTATAAAAAATATTAGATTTATGGATTATATTTCCGGAGCTGTTGTTAATAATCTTATTGATAGTGCTAGATATATAGTTAAAACTGTAGGTGATGGAACTTCGTCTGTTGCTATTATTAGTGCAGAGGTATTTAAAGCATTATGTAATGATTATTCAAATAATCCAGATCCGGCTAATATTACATATAAAATATCTGAAACAATTGAAGAAATTCAGTCTCGTATTCTTGAAAAGGGTAGGGCATGTACTCTTGATGATATTTACAATATTGCACTAATAGCTACTAATAATAATAGTGTTGTAGCTAATGATATTTATCAGATATATAATAATTATGGAATGGATGTATTTATTGATATTGGTACTTCTACTTCTGAAGGTAATATTATTAAAGCATATGATGGAATAGTATTAGATGGAACTCTTCCAAACATATGCTTTACGACTGACGTCTCGAAAGGTATTTGTGAAATTAGAGATGCTAATATCTATTGTTTCTGGGACCCAATCGACACGCCAGAACAGCTTTCATTTTTAAGTAAAATTATATCTGATAATATTATTGAACCTATCAAAAATAATGAATACGAATATATCCCAACAGTTATCTTATGCCCATACATTTCTTCAGATTTGAATGGATATTTTTCTAATATTACGGATATTATGAATCAATTCCATCCACCATTATGTATATTCAGTAATGTAGAACGAGGAGATATATATGAAGATATCTGTACTTTATGTGGAGCTACATTTATTAAGAAATATATAAATCCTGACATTCAGCAGTCTGAAATTGAACAGGGATTAGCTCCAACTCCAGAGACAATACATAACTTCTGTGGATATTGTGATAATTTTGTCGCCGATACAGAACATGCAAGATTCATTAATCCAGATGCTATGTTTAATGAAGATGGCGGCAAATCAGAACAATATTTTGGAATGATTTCTCTTATTGAAAAGAGGCTTGAACAAGCTAAAAGAGATGGTGAAAAGATTGGAGTTATTTATGGTTTAAAGAAGAGATTATATTCACTCAAAGGCAATATGATTGAATATCTTATTGGTGGTATATCTGATCAAGATAGGGGTAATCTTAAATCTTCTGTAGAAGATGCCGTATTGAATTGTAGATCTGCATCTACCGACGGAGTTGGTTATGGTGCTAACTATATGGCTCTTTCAGTATTATATGAAATGAAAAATGAGACAAAAAATAACGCAGACGCTAATAAATATATTGATTTATTATACAATGCGTATGTCACATTATTTACAAAATTATACAGAAAAGATTCTGATGAAATGGAATTCATTATTAAAGAAAGCTTAGAAAAGGGATGCCCATTGAATATTAGAACTAATGAATATGACGGTAAGGTATTATCATCAATTCAAAGCGATGTTGTAATTCTTGAGGCTATAAATAAAATTATTGTTATGATGTATTCATGCAATCAAGCTCAAGTGCCAGATCCTACATATAATATCTACTGATAAAAATATGGTCAATATGGAGTGTTATTAATATAATAACACTCCATCTATTATTTATTAGAAGGGGGGGGTATATATGGTAAAATTTATAACTACCTATGATAAATATATAGATAATCCTATGGGTGGTAGTGTACTAGTAAATAGTGCAACTACTAGATCAATGTATACTCAAAAGTTTAATGCTTTATTAATAAGAGAATCTAATCATTTAGAGTATACAATATATAGGACTGTAAATTTTACAGATTCATATATAATTCATTTTAAAATTCCTTCAGAATCATATGTTGGAATATATTATGATGTGGTTGTTGAATTATATACTAAAGATAATAAATTAAAAAATTCAGCATCACTTAGGCAATATAATGTAAGATTCTTTTCAAATGATCCAAGATTTATGTATGTATTTGCAAATACCTTTGCCGGTTATGATTTATTTGTAAAAGATCTTAAACCAAAAATGTCTAAAGTTGCCTTAAAAAATAAAGCTACTGTAACTAATCAATTTAATACTCCCGGTTGGGTTAAGTCACTATACTTTGCTTATTTAGCAATGGAAAAATATGGCTTATTTGAAAGACCAATGCTTGATCAGAATGCTGAAAAATATAGCAGAACACGACTATTAAAAAATGTTAAGCATTCAAATACAATCATGGAAGAGATTAATAACCATAAAGCATTGGCTAAAGAACAAAAACTGAAGGAGAAGCAAACAAGTGATACTAAAATCAACCAACAAAAACAAAATAAAGCAAATGTTAAATTTGCCGCAAAAACTTCCAAAATAACACCTATCACAAACAATACTAACAAGAGTAAAGTTTCTAAGACTACCAAAAAGACTTCAATTGTTGGTAAAAAATCTTAATATGAATATATTATAGTGATAGTAATATTGGAGGTAAAATGTTATGAAGGAAATGGTAGGCTACGTATTTAAACCACCAATTGCAGTTGATGATTGGGATACTGAAACGTATCCCATAGATCCGAGTTTAAGGATCTTTACACACTTTAAAAACAATATAGTTCTAGACTGTGCGTCTATATTGGGAATAAATATTCCAGAACAAATCAATTGCTTTAGTATGACTGCAAAAAGGTCATATAATAGCGATGAAACAAGAGACCATATTTGTAGGTATTTAAATTACTATGAAGCTTACTATGATGTAAATCATAGATTGCTTATGTATATGGCAAAGATTAAATACCAATTGGAATACATCCCAGAGTATTCCAAAAACGATTTCGTTAATGATATTCGTATTATGTTGTTAGGAGATATGAATATCATTAATGCCGCAGACAGATTTGTAGAAGATAATTATTCTATGAACCTAAGCAGTAATAATAAGACACCTAACTTACAATTTGATAATGGGCATGCTAAGTTATTATATAAAATAAGTTTACTTATGAATATGTATATACCATTAGCCACTCATTATATCTATATCAAATTTACAGTAAAAGATCCTCAGAAGGTTAAGGATTTTCTTAGAGAATTATTCTCTATGACTGTAGAAAGAATAAAGCAACTTCATGGTGTAGATATTTATAATAAAATCTACGAGGTTGCTGAATCCGTAGTAAATAAGTCCAAGGGACCAGATAAAGTTCTTTGGGATAAATCATTGATAAGAGGAATAAATCCTACAACACATACCATGGATAGTGTTGATGATATTATCTTACAAATTATACCTAAATATAATTATACAAGAAATATTATCAATTTTAACTATTTCTCAAATAGACAATGTTTGAGATTTAGAATAACTGAAATAAGGTATGAAGCTGTATTTGTTCCATTATCATCATCAAAAAGAGATCAAGATCAGAATTCTGAATATGATAGATATGCAGCACATTTGGATAAACCTGATGAATCTCTTAGAATTATGAATAAAGTTATAGCTGAACAAACCGTAGATTATATTGAAAGAGTCTATGGTGGCATATCTTATGGTGAGATTGAGCATTACAGATTAAAATTAACAGCTAGAGGTAGTAGTGTTAAAAACCCTTTACAGCAACAACTTATAGGATATATATTTTATAAATATTTTGGTGATCCCATAAGTATGGAGAGTATTGCTGGAGAATATGCTTATATAAAATTGATGATTGCTGCCAAGAGACATTTGTCTCAAAGTGGATATGTGGTATTACCATATATTGTATCATCAAGAATATCTCGTTCAGCTACACGTAAGCTTATGAATATAAGCAAGCGTGATAGAACAAAAATCAATTCAGACATACTTAGCGCATTAGAAGCTAAATATGCCGGAAACCAAAGAGTTATAGATAAAATATGGGAGTTGGCTGGAAGTATTCTTTCAGCAACATATGAGATTATTGATTATAATAATCAAGAGATTGAAGGATTAGAGATAGGTAAGGATATCTCATTATTTGAAGATATTATAATCAATGAGGTGGTAAAATTTATAGGGAGCATATGAGGTATAATATGACTATGAACAATATAGATGCCGAAATTGCATCTAATTATATATCAATAATGCTGAAAAATGCAAGATTGAAAAAGCACATAACCCAAAAACAAGCGGCTGAAATTAGTGGACTCTCGGAGTCCACTATCAGCGCAATTGAAAATTGTAATTCTTCGTCATCACCAACATTACGAAGTTTAATTAAATATACTGAAGCGTTAGGTGTTAAAATTAATATAGAGGTATAAAATGTATATAGGACAAGATTTCATTGAAATGGTTAGATCATTTTATCCATCTGTAAAAGTTGCTAGCGGTGGAGCAGAAATAGTTGTTAGATGTCCGTTTTGTGGTGATTCTAAAAATATGAATCATGCACATATGTATATATCTGTTCCACAATCTGAAGATAGCATATCTCAATATCATTGTAAAAAATGTCAAGCTAGTGGTGTTGTTGATGATGAATTGTTAAGAACACTAGGTTGTTCAGACTTAGAAACACTAGTTGAAGTAAATAGGCAAAATAATTTAATTAGTTCAAAAACAAGACACTATAAAATCAAGGGAACTAATATATATAATTTTAATATAAGTCATGTTGAATATAGGGAAGAAAATAAATATAAAATAGCCTATATTAATGATAGAATTGGTGCAGCTTGGACTATTCATAATCTAATTAATTTAAAAATATGCCTAAATTTGTATGATGTTATAATACCAAATAATTTAAATTTAACCAGAGATCAACGTATAGTTGATCAATTAGCGTTTAATTTTATTGGTTTTATATCATATGACAATTCATCAATAACTTTAAGAAAAGTTAATGATGGGAAATTACAGAAATCTATTGATAAAAGATATATAAATTACAATTTAATATCATCAGGAAAACATTTTAATTATTATGTAATTCCAACTATTGTAGATACAAGAAAGCGATGCAGAATTCACATCGCAGAAGGCGCATTTGATATACTTGGAATTTATCATAATTTATACAATGAAGCATATCTAAACGAAGTATATATTGCATCTGGGGGTACATCATATATACAAGCTCTAAAATATATATTAGAGACTTTAAAAATAATATTATATGAAATACATTTTTATCCCGATTGTGATGTTAGCGATTATGACTTCAATAATCTCATAAGAAATGTAGAATGTCTTCCATGTGATATATATATTCACAGAAATGGTATAGGTAAAGATTATGGCGTCATTAAATCACAAATTAGAGACGAAATCGTATATAAAAGAAACATATGATATATTTGATTCATGTATAGTTGATACAGGTCTTTCAGAAGAACAGGTATATCAGGATGCTATGAAATATACGGGGAAACAATATAAATCAAGTTGTTCCCTTAATGCTAAACGTGCTATGGTTAATGAGTTACGTCATAATCATACAAATTATGATAATAATCTAAAGAGAATAAATTATTTAGCTAAAATGTCTGGAGAGCAGGAGTTTCTATATAGAAGATATAGGAACTCCTGTTTAACCAAAATAGCAAAAGAGTATTCTTTTTTGTCTGATGAATGTGCTAGACAGAAAAAATGTGCTGAAATGTGTACTATGATAAATTAATTATTAGCTACATATTATATTTTTGATAAGCAAAAATATTTTATAATTATTGGAGGTAAAATTTATGGAACTTTCAGCATTGTTTGGAAATGAAAAATACAACTATATTAAAATCAAAGTAAATCACGAGTACTTTGTTACAGCTTCAGTTATAACTAATTATGGTAAAAAGATATTTATGATCTATCCGTACTATAAGCTTCATGAACTTAAAGAAGCAAAAAAGAGTGGTATGGGTAAAAAGGTCGGTTCAGTTTTAAAAGAATACAAAAACGGGACTGACAGCATTTATGACATCTTTTATTGGTTACTGGTTGATGTCATTGTCGGCATAAAAGATAAAGATGTTGCTAATAGTTTAATTAAAGAGATGTTTTGGTTCTCCAATTCAATATCCTACAATACTGGGTATATAAATAAAGAACAATTTATATATCCCGGGAAAAGATTTTTAACCAATATTTTTAATAGAGGGGGAGCATTAAACAAAACCGTAGAACGTTTTATTGATGTTGCAAACACATATATGGATAATTCGTATTATGCGGATGAAAACTACACTGTAGTCGAAATATAATTACAATGGTGGGTAATTACCCACCATTGTAATATTTATTATACTTATATGAGGAGATAATGTATGAATATTTTTGATAGAGAGCATATGAGAGAACTCTATGAAATTCATAAAGAAGATGGTATGACTCGTACAGATGGATATGCCGAATGTTTTACATGGCATGGGGTATCCGTATCATTCATATCAAATTATCCGTCTGATGTGATCTGTCCAGATGAGGTTCATGTTGAAATAGACGGAAAACCGGCTGAGAAATATTTCGGCATAAAAGTAGAATTTGATGATTTTTTGTATAGTGCCATGGATGAGGCAGAAAGAATATTCTGGGAAACTCCGGAATATGTTGAAAAGGCTGAGCACATGTTCCTCGGTACTTATAAAGAAGAATAACGGTTCATGTTAATGGTGGAGGTAAAACTCCACCGTTAATAAATTATTCTATATTCATGTTTTTATTTTTTCTGAAACATTTGATTAATACGCATGGAGGTTATAATATGGGTTTTATAAATACTAATATGGCTGCAGAGATAACCAAAACTGTGGATACTATGGCTAAAACTTTAATAAATAATCCATATTATTTATTCACAGATAAAAAAGGATCTGCGTGTACATACTATAATATAAATACAACTATGACAACTTTAGATGAAACATCTAAAGGTCATTATGCCGAAATTTCTCCAAATTCACCCATAAGGTATAATAAAATAAATCACTTCTTATTATATGGTATAGGTAAATTAGATATATCGTTAGATTTAAATGATTATGGTCTTGAATCTAGTGATATAAGTGGTGAAGCATATGTACTACCTCATACTATTATACCATATCCCGGTGATAGATTTTACCTTGAACAATTAGATATGCCAGTATTATTTAAGGTAACTTCAGTAAACCCTAATCTATTAGATACGGGTGCTACAATGTATAAAATAGAATATGTTGTAGATAATACTGACGGAATTGAACACTTAGAACCACAAGTTGTAAAGATATTAAATTTTATAGCCGGAAATGTAGGAACTAATTTTGCCGTATTGATGGAAGATACGGCATATGATATTATTAGTGATTTAGAGAATACTGTAAAAGCATTAAAAGATTACTATATACAACTATTTTATGATCAAAGAGTTCAAACCTTTATATATAGTAGAGGACAAGATCCTAGACTATATGTCACCGGAGGTACATACATTCACGTATATGATCAATTCCTAATAGAATTCTTAATTCGTAATAGAATATTAAGTGGTTCTAGTAAATATTTGTGTGTTATTCAACAATTATTTTTACCACAAACTTTCGGAATAGATTATGATAATACAATATTTAGATCTATAGAAGAATGTGATATTAATAGACATAAAGGATATTCAACATGTAATCTTATGCCTATAAATCAAGATTTATCTTGGCTTTCAGCATATCCTGACATGATATATTGCACAGACTATAGAACTCTCAGATTTAGAGCATTTAATATAAATATATTTGATGATAAAGATTTTACTGGAAAAATTAAAGAAAACGTTAAAACTGGTAATGTATTATTAGATATAATTATTGGGTATTTTAATAATGAAGATATAACATCTGAACAAATCAATGAGATAGAACATATTGAATATGAGACTGTATCTTTATTATATTATACGATACCAATGGTTATATTTATAATGGAAAAATATATAGCTAAGATTGCTGCAAGTCAGAATAATATACAAAATATCCAATCAAATAGTGAAGGAGAATAAGAATGATATCAGAAATGGAAAGAGTATTATTAGAAGATATGTTGGATATTGATAAATCAGATTCGTTTGTTGTAGATGAAGTTTTAGAGAGAGTGGAGATAGGTCCACAACATAATAGTGTATTAGAAGCTTCGTCGGATGATGGATTTACGGATGATGAATTAAGTAAATATGGAATATCGGCTGAAGATTTAGAGAGTATAAATGGTATGAATGACGATGAAGATGAATTTTACGATGATGAAGATAATTATGATGTTTTATAATAATTAATCATTCATTATAATAAAAATAAAGGAGAAATAGAAATGATTGAATACGATGATTTCGATACAATTATACATCCGGAGGATGTTATAGAGAACGAACATGAATATTATGACGATCTTTCAGATCAGTGTGTAGATGCAATGATTGAACCGGCTGCACACGATGATGATATAATAAGTGATATCGACGATGATGATGAGGATAAATTAGGATTAGAAGATGATGGTGAAGATCCTGATGACATCTTATATGATATTGAAGATGGAGAATTAGAAGAATCCATCTTAGATTCAGTATCTTCAACATTAAATGATATTGAAACTATTATAGATACTAGTGATATAGATGATAATGAAGACGACGAAGACGATGAATATTTTGAATATGGAATAGATATAGAGGATTTAGAATAAGGGAGGTATAATAATTATGAAAAAGTATGTAGATATTATTCCTAAATTTCCAGTACAGCTCGGAAATCATGTTCAAAGAGTTAGATCTAATAGAATATGGCTTGATACTAAAGATATTCGTAAAGCATTAGTTGCTAAAGCTACAGTAATAGAGCATACAGCATTTGGTGATGTGAATTTAGGTTTTAACAATTATGATAAAGATTTAAATAATATAACTGAAATAAATAAGCTTGAAAAAGAACCTCCAAAGGGATCTGATGAATTTGCATCTTCTGAGAAAGCTGTACATCCTGAAAATATAGAAAATATTGATTATGATGGTGTATCAGAAATATTGAAATATAATGATGAAGACCTTGTTACAGTAACAGAAGTAGAAGATATAGAGTCGTAAATAAAAATATGTCTCCATACACCCCTATTATGGGGTGTATGGAATGGTTTCATATTTTATTTATATATTATACTATTGCCACTAAGATGATAATAGTGGAAATAAAAAAAGAAAGGGGGTGATCCTATGGACGAAATGTGCATAGGAGTTGAAGACTAACTAAATAATAATAATGTTGGGAGATGAAGATTAAAATAATTTCCATCTCCCATATCCCCTTCTTTTTTTATTACATTTTTGGATCTGTTAGCTTATCTTCATCAAATGTCAATGTTAAATTATATATTGCTTGGATTGCTTCCTTGTCTGCGGTACGACCATTTGTACCACCAAGAGTTATATATTGTGACGGTGAATTTAATTTTTGTCTCAATTCTTCATTAGCTTCTACAGAATATACAATTTTACATGTTACAGTATCACCATCAAAATCTGCACCCATCAATCCACAATATGGATTACTCATACAGAAGGTATCTATAAATTTATTTGATGTATTTGAACCAATATCCTCTTCCTTCACGCTAGGATACCATCTATATAATTTATCATCTATAACCATTACTTCAGTTTCTTTTGTTGATGATATATGTATTTTTGCAGCAAACTGATTAAAATAAGAATCCATAGGATATCTTGTTATTAAAGCCATCTTATCTTGTACAGCTTCGGTTGCTGCAATATAGAATGCATCCATCCATGTCATACTTCTTGTTAAAAGAGTATGTCTAATATATGAACCATTTTTAAACATTTCAGGAGTAGTTTGATAACCTTTTATTTTTAATGGTATTTTTTTATTTTCTTTATTTGGAATTAATATTGGCTTAAGTCTATTAGAATATCCATGTACAAATTCAGCTATTTCCTTATCTAATACATCATCTGAAAATGCAACTAATGGATCATCTAATTCTAGTCGCTGTTCTTTATTATTTTTATCTATATATGGATAATATATTTTACCACCAAATTCATTATTAAAAAATTGTCTTAGATGATAAATTATGAATGGATATGCATTTACTAAGACTGCTGATAATGGTATTGCAACATAATCCATATCAGTCATTAAATCATTTATAGAATCACAATTCTTAGTGGTTGGTGAAGATATAACCATTCTCGCAGCATTATCTGTAGTTTTAGCCATAACACTTCGACGCATTATACCAAACTTTTTAAATATTCCAGCTCCAGTATGTTCTCCACCAATAATAGATTCACCTACAGTGTGCCAATTATATATTTCTAATAATAAATCTTGTATTCTACCTCTAATACCACCAGCCATCTCTAAACCATAATCATTAGATGTTTTAAGAGATCTTACTGTGTTAAGAATTTGTACATATATTTTATTTACTTCACCTAAACCAACTCTTCCATCTGAAGACGTATCTACATCTCTATAATATGGTGGAGTAATAATAAATTTATTGGTAAATATATCTCCTCTTTTTTTACCATCCATCAATACTTTAAGTAATAATTCTCTTTTAGTATTTTTAAAATTAATCTTGTCTATATTATTTTTTAACCATTTAAGTCCATTATGTCCATTTTCATCTTTAACTAAATATCCATCTTTATCTATAGTAAATGTATCAGTCTCATATACACATGATTTAAGATTTCTATCAATTTTACACCATGCTTTATAATAATATGGTTCTATGAAATATTCAACTAAATCTATATATGAGAATATACCACTTCTTTCATCTATAGATATACCAAATATTTGATTACTTAATAATCCATCTGAAGATGGTATTGCGCCTCCATTGAATGTTACAGGATTTATTACTGGTTGTAGTTCATTAACTTTAATAAATCTATCTGGATTTACTTGCTCTATCTTAAATCTATCCATACTATGCCTCCATTAGAGTATTACTCAAATGTCAAACCAAATAAAATATAGTGAGGGATTAACCCTCACTATATTTATCAAGTTTTATATACAATAAGTTACTATTATCTACCCAAGCATGTATGTTATAATAACTCCCCAATGATTTAATAACAGGATATCTATTTAATATAAATATTATTTTATTTTTATCCTGTTCCTCTAAAGTAATAGAATATATGATAATAGATTTATCTATATCTACACTATCTATTCTACAAAATCTCAATCCTTCTAATAAGTCGTACGCTGCCATAAGTTCTGCAAAATGTTCTTTAAACATCACCTCAACGCTATTTGATGGATGCATAGAACAAAAATCAACCGTATTCATTATGTCAGTGCCTCCTCCAGTTGAGATTCTAATGCTTGACTTTGCAATTCCTTTTTACCTTCTTCAGTTTTAGCCTTCTCTGTATATAAATAATATAGCATATTTATATCAGATAATGGTAAATTAATTATTTCTTGAATTGAAAGTCGTCCCCTATACATTTCGCTCAGCATGACACATTTTTTTAGGAATTCTTTATCTGGGCCAACTGAGCTCTCGTAAAAAGTACTTGAAGCATAGAACTAACTGGTCTTTGAGGTATCATTTTATGACAATTTGGGCACTCTACTTCTGGAATTATAAAACTAATTTTTGGTTCTTCCATAAGATTATTTATTTTACTAATAAATGTGGCATACTGATCGGCTGTAAGTGCTTTCATGAGAGAACCATAATCTCTAACTTTTCTTGTGACAGTCTTTTTAATATTTGTTGGATCTGTATTAATAGTAATTGGAGATAATTCTCCTTCATTATTAAGAAAATAGAAACTTTCAATACAAGAAATGAGATTCAAAATAAGCTGATATTTTCTTTGATTTTCTGGACTAATAGATGCAAACTGAACAAATGCATCATAAACTGAAGGTGGTTTAACTGCAGCAAACAATCTATCAGAAACTTGAACAAGTTCACTCTTTACTTCTGGATATGGGAATGATGTGTCTTGCTGGAAAAGTTTATCCATTTCACGTTTAACCTCATCATTTAATGGTTTAACCATATCATTCACAGGAACTTTTACAAGATTAGATGTTTTACAGTGATCACATGTGACAGGAACTAAATTAGATGAAAAGTATGTTGCTTTATAAATTCCAAAGTACATAGCTTCAACATCTTCTGTTCTGATCATTTTAGCCCATTTTTCAAACTTATCTGGTTTATTTGGATCAACAATATGATCATAATTAAATTTCACAGCTTCAATTATAGATGTTATTTCATTACCTGCATTAATTTTTGTTTCAAGAGTCTGTAATTCTGTACCGGTACATTCTTTAAACTTAGAACAATGCTTGGTATGATATAATGGGAAGTCTGCTGTAGCTTTTGTACTAGTATGATAATTAAGTGCCATACTAACACTAGTAGGTTTTTTACTAATTCTTAACTTAGTTGGGTCAAATTTATTAACAAATAATTTATCTCTAATCTCCCTATCTACAGTGTTAGCCATTCTTTCACGTACTTCGTCAGCATCTTCTTCTTCATCATTAAAATCATTTTCGTCAGTTGAAGTATCGGAATAACCATCATCTTCTAATTCTGATAATAAATCATCAAAATCATCAATTTTTATTTCTACAGGTTCATTCTCTTCAGTTTCTAATTCTTCCTTTTTATTTTCTACCTTTTCTTCATTTACAGGTTCTTCTGTATTAACATTTGGTGTATTGTTATCTATTACAGTAGGTTCAGATTCTATTGTAGTAGATTCAGATTTATTTTCATTTTCTACATTTGTATATGTAGTATTTACTGATGTATCATATTCATCAAGTCCAAGATCATCTGCGGGTTGAGATGTTTCTTCAATAGTATCACCGGTCAATTCTTTTTCAAAATCATCATAAGCTTCTTCTTCAGCCTTTAAGCGATTTCGTTCTGCAATTACTTCAGAACCCTTTTTAATATCTTGAACAGTGGCTGCAAGTGAACTGAATCCAATATCTACCACAGGCGGATTCTTAACTTCTTCATTTTTAGGTGGATTTACTGCACTAGCCATTTGAGTAACACTAACCGGAACCACATTACTTGGATTCTGCGTATGTTTTTGTGGTATAATTACAGAACCATTCTTTTCAGCCTCTTTTGTAAGGTCTGCCAATGAAATATTAGCCATATTTAATAATATCCTCCATAATTATTTTTTATTATATTCAATTTCTTAAGCTTGCTAATAAAGACGTTATTGCATCTTGTCCTGTTTCAACATTTCCTTTAGGATCAACACTAATCATATATATTGCTTCTTTGGCATCCATTCTTATATAAATTTTATTATACTGATCCATGGCTAAATTAATATTAACCAATTTTAATGATGGTAGATATGAATTTATTTGAGATTCTATATCAGCAGCTAAAGTAGCAATAACATCACTACTTTTGTCAGATGCTCTTAATCTATATCTAGATATTATTCCAACACCCATATCTGGATGTGATGGATATGTGCCTTTCTCTAATAATATTAATTGCACCAAATGCTGATACATTGCACTTTCTTCTGTGAGTACAAGTGGTACGTTAAAATTGCTTAAACTTAATAAATGGGCATTCATATTAGTCTCCATATTAAATAATTACATACAAGTCTATTATGTTAAAATTTAATATGGTATAATCCAAGACAAATAATTAATATCAATAGATGGTAAAGGAGATTCTTATGGCTAGAAAATATAAATGCCCATATTGTAATAAGAAATATGAAAGAGCTAAGTTAATCACTCATATAAATAGAGTTCATGATGATATGATTCCTGAAGGATATACGGCATCTAGAATAGTATTCGATGTAGCTAATCCAAATACCAAACATGTCTGTCGGGTATGTGGTAGAGATGTTCAATGGAATGAAAAAGCGGGAAGATATAATGTATTATGCGGAAATCCTAAATGTAAAGAGGCTATGAGAGAAGAATATAAGAAAAATATGCTTAGAGTTAAGGGTACTTATAATATTCTCAATGATCCAGAACAACAGAAAGCTATGTTGGCTGGTAGAAGAATTTCCGGAAAATATAAATTTCAAGATGGTGGTGTTATAGAATATACGGGAACTTATGAAAAGAACTTTTTGGAATTTTTAGATAATGTAATGAATATTCCATCATCAGATATTATGGCACCCGGACCTACAATAGAATATGAATATAATGGAGAAAAACATATATACATTCCAGACTTCTATTATATTCCATATAATCTTATTATTGAGGTTAAAGATGGTGGAGATAATCCTAATACAAAAACTTCTTCTAGCATGATAGCTTCAAGAGAAAAAACAATAGCAAAGGAAAGAGTTATTTCTGATAAAGGAGAATATAATTATCTTAGATTAACAAATAACCAATTTGCCCAATTTATTGACATACTGATGGATATTAAAGAAAATATTATGAATGGAAATATAGATACAAAAACTATGAAGATTCATAATTTCACAGGATTATTTGGTTATAAAGAGTCTACAATAAATGAAGAAGCAATACAAACGCCTACAGCATATTTTTATAATGGAAAAGAATTTCTATCAAATAAAATAAATTTATGTTTTATAGTTGGATTTAGTGGGTCTGGAAAGACTACATTAGCACATGAATATGAAAGACAATATCCGGATATAGAAGTGGAACATCTTGACATATTGGTTTCTAATTTTTCATATAGTGATGATGAAATAAAACATCAATCTCCAATGATATATGAATTTTTAAATACGTCTGGAAAGAAGTGGAGATTAAAAGAAGAACCAGATGATGTTCAATATACTGCAGAGATGGTTAGAGACTTTAATAAATATGCTATGGATTATGCAAAAAAGCATAGATATAAAAGATATGTTGTTGAAGGTATATGGACTTTATATTCCAACAATCCAGACGAACTTAAGGATTATGGTGTTATTATAATCAGAACTTCTTTATTCACGAGTAAGGTTAGGGCTACACAAAGAAATAATGAATATAATAAAGGGTCTGCAATAGATTTTATTCGTAGATTATTATCTAATATATCAGATTATAAACAAGATGAACGTTTATTAAATGATTATCTTCATAAACTAGTTTTGTTAAATGGTGAACAGAGATCTGTGAATGAATATTCATTAATACTAAAACCTATGAATAATAATGATAAAGTAAAATTTGCTAAAGACATTCTAGATGTGGTTAATAGATATATTAATGATAATAAGATGGAAATTAAAAGATATCTATCAGATAATGGATTAAGAAATTTACATCCATATATAGAGACAGTAGATCTAATGATAGTTATATCATTAGTTGAAGGCGATTATAGTGGTGAAAGATTTAAATATGAATATGAAGAATTAGGAGAAAATATAGTAGAATATATTAAAAGCTCTCCAGAATTTAAGAAACAAAATAAAAGATATATTACGAGAATAATATATAAAGATGGAAAAATACTAATAAATGTATAATATATTTTTAGCATAGTGCCAAATGGCGCTAAATCTATATTTACATTTAGGAGGTAAAATTAATGGATATTGAAAATATTAAAAAATTATATAGTATTTATGATACGATTGTATCTAAAAGTGGGCACAAATCAGATGCTTTTAAAACATATTCTGATGGAACCAAAACAGTATGTATAAAAGAGGTTACTGATAATTCAATTAATACTTATTGTATTAATTTTAATAGTGGCATTTATACGATAAACGGATCAGATGTTGAATATTCTATTGGAGATTATGCAAAAACCTTTAATGGTACAGATTACAAATTATGTGATTTATATCACATAATTGGGTCTGGAGTTATAAATTTAAAAAGTGGTAATATCTCGAAAGCTATGAGTGATTTAAAGAAAACTCTTGGTATTTATGGAGATAATATTGGAGTACTATCAATGAATGAAGAAGTTTTTATAACATCATTGAAAACTCTTAATGAGGCTATAAATGATAACCTTTCGAGGGAATACTACTATATGGATTTATATTATTTAGGACGTGATGAAAATGTGCATGATGCATTTTTCGTTACATATGGATCAGATTATTATTGCTATAATGATGATCAAATTCGATTGATAAAATTGTATATGAGCAATTATTTAAAATTTATATGCTCTAAACTATCTTCTAATGGGGAATATGTTATTGATTATTTTGGATTTGATCATATTTATAAAAAAATAAAAAAATAAATATGAGGCAGATTAATCTGCCTCATATTTTTATTCTATTTATTTTTTCTCAGCATAACCTACAAAATCGCCCTCCGTATCATATACGGCTATTTTGGCATTAATATTGCCTGATTTTATTCGCTGGCAATATTCTTTTGTTTTGAAAATATAACCAGTATGCATATCAAGATAGTCAGCATACTGGTACATGTCGTTTTCTTCCACAAGCTTATAAATATCCATTTTTACCTCCTTTAAGATGAAAAATACTTTACGATATATTATGGATATTATATACTACTAAACTTATATTTAATAATATATAATATTTGTGATAAAATAAAACGCTAGTAACACTAGTGTAATGATTGGTGCCTGAAAGCTATGATCCTGTATGGATGTGGTATAGAAGGTATATAATGACGTTTTTTAAACAATACATTTTTAAGGCATATGTGAGTATATGCTAGATGGCGTAATTATAACTTCCATTTATGGATTTTCATACTATTGAAATGATATACATGTATGAAAGTTGGTTATCGTGTGATACCGGGTTTTCACCGAGACTGGCGTTATAACGGTTAGATTATAATGGATTAAAACTTAAAGCTACCATCGCTTTGGTTTTGGGTTGTTTAAAGAAATAGTTATATTATTGGATATATCATGTAGGCAATAAGTGGAAATGCGAAAAAGAAATATTCCTACCAATTAAAAATATGCTGGTATGGCGGAATTCGGCAGACGCAAGGGACTTAAAATCCCTCGAATGTATATTCATGTGGGTTCAAGTCCCACTACCAGCATTTTCGAGGTGTGGCTCAGTTTGGTTGGAGCACTTGGTTTGGGACCAAGGGGTCGCAGGTTCAAATCCTGTCACCTCGATTGGGGTAATGGGTTATAGGTTTACATCCTATAATCTCATTTCTTCATAATAAATATATTTATGTCATGTGGTCATCCCCGGATGAATAACCGGGTTGTTGTCTCATGATTAGACAGCTCGATCTTACACTATATTATGCACGATGTGGTGTACGGATGGATGACCGGGTTGTTGTCTCAATTAGACATCTCACTCTTGCATTATATTGTGCATGATATAATGTAGGAGTGATTATGGATCTTTAGCTCAGTTGGTTAGAGCAACCGGCTCATAACCGGTC